ATGGCAGAGTGGTCGATTGCGGCGGTCTTGAAAACCGTTGAGGGTCACACCTCCGGGGGTTCGAATCCCTCTCTCTCCGCAATAAACCTTGAAAATCAAGGATTTGCAAAATTGGTACACGAATTTGTACACGAAAGCCCCATTTTTGGGGCTTTTTTCATGTCCTTTTTAGAGTGATAACTCCGATAACAAAGAAGCCCGGCACAAACCGGGCTTCAACATTGTTCCACAACGTGAATTGTGGCTTTCGCAACAATGTGGATGCAAAGATACTGCATTTTTTAGAAAATCCGCCTTAATCCGGCAAGAATCTTTTTAATCCAATTCAATATCGGCACACGTTTCAAGTATAACAACACCGCTACAAATAGCAATGAAACATAAAAGGCATATCGCCATCGGTTTGGGTCGGGCGCGGGTGATTCCTTAATTTGGATGTTGGAATTTTCACGAATTGCATTTGCTTCGCTTTTGCATTGCTCTTGCTTTTCGTTTTCGCTGCTTTCGCCTTTTTCTTCAACATTCGATTCTATCACCGTTTGTCTTATAGACTTGACCCCGGAAAACTCCCCGACATTATCCACCTTGGCTTTTGTCGTTGGCGGGGAAACCGGGGAAACATCAGGCTTTCGCCTTGGCGTGTCAAGCGGAACGGGGTGTTCAAACTCAATTTCCGTGATTGTGATTTTCCCATGTTCCGACCGGGTTGTGTCTATAAACTTGGACAACTCCTTTTTTTCAACCTCTTGCACCGCCATACTATCAGCGTATGAAGTTTGCTTTGTTTCTTGAACCTTGCGTGTTGTTCCGCAAGATACAAGCAAGGCAAAAACGGCGACAATTGCGATAACTCTTTTCATGCTATATGTTTTTAATGTCCGCAAGACGGCGCAACCAACCATTCAAGAACCGCTTGTTGGTGTGCTTCATCAATTCTTTTTCGGTTGCCTTGCGCCCAATTCTCTTTTCATAGGCGGCAATACTTGACGTGGTTATGTCTTTAAGGAACTTGACACGTGCGTTGTATATCACATTAAACAATTGGTCAGGGTCGGCAAAGTTCACCGCCGCCAAAGTCTTATTTCCAACAATACCGTCCGGGGTTACACCCAAAAGCCGTTGGGGAATGACAATGCCGTGTTTTCCTGAACCCCAAACCCAATCAACAAGAATGTTTGCGATTTTCTGTGATTGGATATTGTCAGCTTTCCACCTGTCCCAAAACGCGGGTTTCAACACTCGATTGCGGACATCATCATTGGTTATCAATTTAAGGTCAGCAACATCAACATCACCGTCCCCGTCCTTGTCATATCCGCATCGCTTCCACGTTGCGATTGTTACACCTTTGTTCGTTGCGCCGCCCGCATCTGCCGGGTCATTCGCAAATCCGCCCTCCCATTTCAGGATAAACGGCAATAATTTATCGACATCTGCCATCTTCTTTTAGTTTTTATATTCGGGCAAAAGATATTGGATATTCATTGCAACTTCGTGAAGCACGGAACGAACTTCATCTTCGTTCACTTCCACATCGTGCGTAAACTCGCAGAATACAGAACCAACCCAATCATGGTTGTTGTCGCTCAATCTCTTTATTGCGACCTTGCTTGTGCCACAAGCCGAAAGAAGCGATTTGGCGAATCGGTCTTTTACTTGTTCATCAATGTTATCAAAGAACATATAGAGGTTCTTTGCCATGTCCGAACAAAAAACCGCCACTTCCGACATCTTCAAATCCTGAATCTTGGGTTTCATGGATTCAACCCCCTTGCGCTTGGATTCAAAGTAAATGCTTATCATTGATTCATTGCCAAGTGGGTGTGGCTGCACGATATAGACCCTATCAGCGTGTAACTCGTGCAAGGCTTCCCAAAGTTCACCATGCACGATTGCGGAATTGTCCGCCCGCCGCCTTTGTTTCACTTCGTTGTTTGTGCGTATCTGTTCAATCTTTAAGTCCGTCATTTTGTCCTTTGTCTTTTGATTGTACGCAAACCACGCAACAAGGATTGTCCCTATTGCGCTAATGATAGCCGGGATATATTCCATCATTTCCATGTTTAAGTGAATTGAAAACACTTTCCGACTTTGACAATCGTTGTGTCTATTGGATAAACACTCAACAAGGGTTCGCCCCGTTCCTGCCGTGCTTTGTTCAATGCGGGCATTTGGTTTTCCGCTTTCTGAATTGCGGAAATCAGAATGTCCGACCCGGTAAAGCAAGAACGCCTTTCACCGATTGCAACACCGCTTGCATCCTTTTGGTAATAATCGCCGGATTGGTCGGGTGTCGTGTTGAAAGTTGCAAGAACCACTTGCATTTGCATTCGTAAGCCGGATGAATTTTTACCCGGATATTTTGTTGGCTGAATGATTGTCTTTTCAATCAAGATACGGCGATTGAACAATTCTTCCATGTCAATGCCCTTGCCAATTATTACATCGGCTTCCACTCCAAGTTCACAAAATCTTGCCATTGCCTTTTTCTGTGTTTTTAGTTTGATAAATCAGTTTTCAACATCACATCCAAATCTTCGGTAAACTGCAAGTATTCCTTGTAATCGGCAACTGCCTTGTCATTGGGTGCAATACCCAACACGTGCTTGTTGTAGCTGTTCACAAGGTCAAATTCTGCCGTTTCATCAATGACTGAACGGATAATTGCCTTTTTTAAGTTGGATTTTGTCGGCTTGCTCCAAATGCGGATTTCGCAACACTTCCATCCAATTTGAACTTCCGATTCTTCACCGTCAGGAATACCCATTTCGGGTTCAATGTTGAATCGGTAAATACTTGACCCGTCATTGTCATGTTCCAACACGGCGGGTTTACCATGCACCATGTCATAATGTGCATTTGCTTCGATTAAATTTAATTTCATAAGGGAATGAATTTTGAAGTTTGTTCATTAAATGGATTGAATCACAATACTTGCACCAACCCCACCAAGAACATATTTGTTGCTTGTATTGCTCTTTTGTCGGTGCAACCTTGCGTTTGTTCAACTTCGCCACCCGGCGGCAAAGTTTTTGCTTGATTGACTTTCGCAAAAGCGTGTGGGAATGATAAAAGACATAGCCCAAGAAATCAATCCCGCGAGAATCAACGGGAAAGACTTGGTAATTGCGTTTGACTTTCAAATTCAGATTGTCGCGCAAGTATGCACGTATTTCATGCAACAAGGAATGCAACACATCTTTATTCGGTGCAAGAATCACAATATCATCGGCATATCGCCAATAATACTTCACACCCTTGGTTTCTTTCAACCAATGGTCAAAATATGCCATGAATAGGTTTGCAAAGTATTGGGAAAGATAGTTGCCGATTGGCACACCGCTTGGAACAGAATCAATGATTTCATCAAGCAATGCCAAAAGGCGACTATCTTTTATTTTTCGCCGCACAACCTGTTTCAAAATCTCATGGTTGATTGACGGATAAAACTTTCGGACATCAATTTTCAGACAATACCGTGTCCCGTCCGGGTCTTGTTTCAATGCGTGTTTCACATCCTTGGCACAAGCATGGATTCCCCGGTTCTTGATGCAAGAATATGTGTTCTTGTTGAACACGGACACCCAAATGGGTTCAAGGATGTTCATTATTGCATGATGCAAAATGCGGTCGGGGTAATACGGCAATCGGAAAATTTCACGTTCCTTTGGCTCGTAAATCTTGAAAATGTGATATTTTGAAGTCTTGAAAGTGCCATTTTTCAAACTCTCATGCAAGGCAAGCAAATTGGCATCCCGGTTCTTGTCGTGAACCTTAACACCATACGAATGCAACTTCCCCTTTCGTGCCTTTTCATCTGCAAGGCGCAAATTTTCAAGGGAAATCACCTTATCGAATATGTTGCCAACTCTTTTCATTGCATCAAGTTTGCTTGTATATTAGGATTCTTCGGGTTGCCCCTACCAAAACCGTTTTACTTATTCTATTTTTTGCCGTTGGATTTCTCCAACTCATTCAACCCCGGTTGGGTCGTTTTTGTGGCAAGGTTTCCGATATGCAACTATATTTTTACAAGCATAGCTGAGAACCGATATTCGCATTCGCATTCGTAGCCGTATTATTCGTATTCGCATACACGAACCCTGCATTCGCACCATTATTCGCATTACCGCTGAACAAAACGCCACGACATCGGACAACCTTTTATTTTATTTCTTTCAAGACATCAAGCCACCATTTTACGCTGCTTCGATTTGTTCGATTTGAGGATAAAAGCAAAGCCGAGAACCGATAAACGCATACGCACTCGTAGCCGTAAAATTCGTACGCGCATACACGAACCCCGCAGACGCACCAGAATCCGCAGAACCGCCGAACAAAACGCCACGTTCCGAAACTCCACTTGCCGGGATGTTGGTATAGAAGTAATCACAAAAATATGTTGTGCTTCCTGCACCTACTTCAAGGGGCATAATCTCGCCATCCTCACCAAGAATCAATTTCTTCACATAGCCCTCTTTTCGGGGTAAATTGCCGCGCAAGGTGTAGTTTGCCGTGCCGGAACTTGTAAATGCCGCCGGGTCATCACAAACATAAAATTCAGACAAACCGCCATCGGCTTCCGACTGAATCAGACATTTGCAACCGTCCGTCCACTTCCAAATATGCCCAAAGGGATTTTCAACACCTCGATAAGACGGGACATTGACTTTCACCACAACACCGGGGTCGTAATCATCCGGCATGGTGTATTCAACAACGCCCGTATGGTTTCCAAGGCTGTTTGTCGTACCGCAAGGAATTACTGGGTAATAGCCGCAGAAATTAGACCATTTCGTGCTGTTCAAGGTGGTTACACCCGCACTTAAACCGCCCTGTCTGAATCCATCTTCTGTTAGTTCGGCATTGAACCCATCTTGTGAATCAAAGTTGCAGTATTCAACCGCAAAAAGCCACCACAATTTCTTGTGGGTTTGATACAAGTTGCAATTCCATTCGGTTGAACCGCGCTTGCGGGCATACGCACGGAAATTGTTTAAGTTGATGTTTGTTGCGGGCTTTCCAAGCTGTGTTTTGCTCAACACATCCCAATCAGATTGATTGCCGCCACCGCGATAATCCGCCGTATTGTTCACAACCGCGCAAAGGGTGTTTGTCGGTCTGTGAACAGTCGCTTCAACCGCCGAAACATAGTCTTTTCGCCACTTCTTGAAGCCGGGCAAAGGCTCTGTGGATTGCAAGTGTCGGCATTTGTTGCCGTCCATTTCAAAACGTACATACACATCCGGCAATTCAACCATGTATTGACCATGTGCGCCCGTCAGGTCTGCCGCCGCTCCATTATCACGCTTGGTTGAATCGTTTGCGTGTAAGTAGTAATTCACCGAACCATCATCTTTGAGGATGCAACGGCGCATCATGTTTTGAAGCGGCAAAGATTGGTGAAGTTCCATTTTGCCGATTCTCGTTGGCTTCTTGTTGGACACGGTAATGTCCCATTCAATGCCATAATAATAATCATAAGGGAAAGACGGTTTTGTTCCGCCAATGCCAATTAGAAGTCCCATATTAGTAGCCCCATTTTAAGTTAGTACCCGACAATGAAGTTTGCTTCACCGCCTTAATTATTTCAGGATTCCAACCGCAATCGAATTGCGTTTCAATGAAATCGCCATCACTCATTCCGGCAAGCTGCACCGATAGTTTCACGGGCTGCACACCGTCATTCTTGATATTGAACACTTGACCGTCCGGCAAGGTGAAATCACCATTGTTCAAACCGTCAATAATGCCCATTTTGCCGATTTGGGGCGAAACAAATTCGCCCGACCTTGTTTTGTCCATTTTCAGAAAATTTAATCCGTTTACAAAATTACCTAATTGTATTACTATAAAACACAAAGTTGCATAAGTAAAGCATAACTTGACCTATTCGGCATCATTTTCGGGCAAATCTTGAACAATCCATGATTGTACCAACTTGCCATCAATGATGTTGTATGATTCAACAACGGTTTTTCCCGGTTCTTCCGTTGGTGGTTCACACGGCACGAAATCAAGAAACCCGGATTCCCTTAATTCCGTTAGGTATTCGCCTTGCTTTGTATCTACTTGCCGCAAATCAAGCGGCATTCCTACACCGAAAAATTTTGCTAAAAGTATTTTTGCCATATTGTTTTTAATAATGATAAAATATCCTATTCCATCCACCATTGTAATATCTTAATCGCAAGACATCACCTTTTGCCATGTCGATACCATTCTTGGAACTTTCGTTAGATGTTATCACATTGCCATTGTTGTCATATACATACGCACCACTTTTTGAATATATCCTTATTTTGTTTGGCATCGTGCGGTCACAAACAATTTCAAGGTCAAATTGTACGGGTACATTGCCCGTTATTGAATCAATTTGGGATTTGGTCGGCAAATTTATGCCAAGGAATGTGCTTGTTCCCGTGCTTGTGAAAAGGTACTTGTGTGTAATACCGATATGGGTTTGAATAATATCTGTGTATGCCTGTCCGATATATCCTTTTTCAAACATGGCAATCTTGCCAAGATTGTATTGATTCCCAAACACTGCAAGGGCTTTGGGGCGATACCAATGTTCAAGGGATTCATCACTTGTACTTGCATATTTGTGGTGCAATTCAAGCGTTGTTCCCATTGTCCCGGTTAATTCCATCAATCCATTAAAAGGATAGCCCAAAGAACTTAAACACCCCAACAAGACACGTTGTTGTCCGTTATTGAAGCGTATAAAATCACGCAACAAGGCAAGTCCCGTGGTTGTGTCCTGTTCGGATGAAGAACCATAACCGATTTGTCCTTGTTGGATTTTGAAGCCACCTATATAGCCGGATATGGCATTTATTATACCCTCAACGGTTGCTTTGGTCATAACAACCGAACCGTCTTGCATCACCCTATAAGGCGCGGTTGCGCGATTCTCAAAGGATGCACCAGCCCAAAAGCGGATGGATGTTGCCGCCGTTCCTTGCCCGGTTATACCCGCAAGGATGCTTTTGTTGTCGCCCGCCACTTGGATTGTGCCGGATGTTACAATACCACCGTCAATGATTGTCTTGGTATTGTCGTAATTCACGGCAACGACCCAATCATTTGCAACATAAGACCCTGTTGTTCTTTTGGTGATACAACGGCGCAAATCCTTTCCATCAACCCACAAATCGCCAATGTCATAAGGCGGTTTAGGGGTCGTAACAAACACACGTCTTTTGCCATCGGCGGTGTCCTGTGCCGTGCTTGCGGCATTGTAGGCATCAATCGCCTTTTGGTCTTGAATCTGTTGCCATGTGTAAGAACCTGAATATCTCCACAACGTGTTCTTGTCCGTTCTAAACCACATATCGCCAACGTGCTTTTTCTTCAATGCCGTTGTTGTCCAAGATGCTGCCGGGTCAGTTGTCTGAAACCATGTTTCAATCTTGCCGTCAATTTGGTTTGTCAGGTCGCCAATTGCGCTTGTATATGTGTTATTGATAAAATTGTTCAATGCCGTGTTATCGGTGTACTTTGAAGCCTTTTCCCAATCGCCGGAAGAATAAGCCCCGGACAAACGGGCGGTCTTGCAGCGCATAATATCACCGTTTGCACCTTGAACCCACAAATCGCCCACTTCATAGGGGGTGTAAGGGGTTGAAGTGAAAATTCGCCGCTTTGTTCCGGCAAGTTTCAAGGCATCATTTGCGATTGCCAAGGCTTGTGCAACCTCTGAATCCTGCAATTCCTGCCATGAATACACATTTCCATTTTTCACAAAACGGAACACTTTGCCCGTGTCGGTATTATAGAACAAGTCACCCAAGTGGGCTTCCTTGTCGGTGGTCGTTTTCCATTCATTTGCCGGGGCATTATTCATGGTCGGGTTGTAGGTATCAAACCATTGTTCAATCTGTCCGTCAAGCTGTGATTGGATTTCGGACAATATGCCGGGCAACGTGTTATTGATGAAATCCTTGCTTTCAAGGGCTTCTTGCCCCAATTCTTCAAGGGTCTTTTCTTGACCATTTGAGGTGAACACAATGCGCCCGCCGATTTCGGAATTGTCCAAATCGAAGTATGTTGTGCCGTCTGCCGATTCAATGCGCCCGGTCTTGATAAAGCGACCGTTTACCATCGTGAAACCATAGGTCAAGGCAAGGGAACGGGCTTTCAGTTCAAAATCAACCGAATTAAGCACACCAATCCAAAAATAATAATAATTGGCATCGCCATCCACCTTGTGTTGCTCTTTTGTGAACACGATTGTTCCGGCTTGACTGCCTTTTGCGCACTTTGCATAAATGTAGTACGCATCCGAATCCTTGTCAAGTGTCAATTGTCCATCAGCAAGAACCCAAGACACCGCCGTTTCTTCGTTGATGGTGTAATGGGTCAAGACACCGCCTTGCCACTTTATGACATTTTTATTGCCATTGTAGTTTGGTTGAAAGACTGTGTTTGTCAAACCGAATTGCATTGATTTAGCACCAACCGACAATGCAAGGGTATCAATTGAATTTGGCTTGATTTTGTCGGTGTAATAGTCGCCCTCCGGGTCAAATACCATGTCCAACACTTCACGACTTGACCGCCAATTTGCCCGCGCCCTTGTTGGGTCTTTAAGGTTGTTGATAGTTATTATTTTGTCAATGTCTATCAGGTCGGAAATAACGCGGTTTATGATTGGTGTGTTGGTTGTTATGTCTGAAATGGTTAATTGGTAATCATAAGGGGATAGGATGTTGCGTGTGAATGATTTAATGCGCACTGACTTGTCCACATCAATATCATCATCCACAACGTGCAAATAATCACCGGGGACAAATACGTTCACAACCTTATCATCCGTTGCATCAACAAGGGATTTCAACCACTCCTTTGTAACGGTCAAGCCATATTGAACCTTTGGTTGGCTGTTTTGGTCATAGTATTTGTTCGCTTCTTCCGCCAACTTGTTTTCGGCGGCTTGCTCTATTTCTTCCGAATAGGCAATATCGGTAATCTTGTATTCATCACCGACACCGAATTGAAATGCCAAAGAAGTTTCAGACGGGAACACATCGCCCCGGTCGTCAGTTAGTTTGTTCAACGTGAAAGTCCGCGTTGCATGGTCATAATTCTTCACCGTGAAATCATATCCGGCAAGATTGCCCGTGTTGAAGTGAATTTTCGCATCCACCCCGGCAATAAGATATTTGGTTGTTTCCCCATCGGGTTCTTTTGCATTCAAATCAAAGGGAAAAGAATTATCCTTGAATTGAAGCACGTTCCCGGCAACAATGGCACTAACAACACCCGTGTATGTTGGTTTGATGTTGTCAAAGTTCTTCCGGGCTTCAAATACTCCATATTTCATCACGGCTTCGGGCTTTTCAATATATGATTGCGCCTTATTCTTTCCGGGCAAACATAAGCGGTCGGCACGATATTTCATTGTAATGTTTTCCGTGCTGCCATACACCTTTAACCGGGTGACAATGTTAGAGTTTGAAACATTGTCACGATTCAAGGCATACAAGCCATTCCCCTTGCCATACATAAAAGTGTAAGGCAAGGTTTGTCCAACACGTTCTTTCAAATTGACCGTGTGAATGCCATCGGCTGTTTCAATCTCAAATTCAACCCCAAAATTGCTTTCGCCACAAAGGTTTTGAAGAACCGACAAGCAATTATCGGATTCCCCAAATGTCAATGTCTTGTCGCCGATTGTTTCCGGGCAAGTCCCCAACTTCCATTTGCCGGGGAACACACGGTTGGCATTAGCAATCAACACGACCATAAACCGCCGCAAATCACCCGTCAGGGAATCTCCTTGGACATCCTGCAATTGATTGTTGGTTGTGTCAATGGTCAAGTCGTATGTAACGCGCAAAAGGTCATATTGGATTCCCTCAAATTCCAAATCATAGGAAAATTCGTGCATCCCGGTTCGCTTAACCTTTGGCAATCGGTTCAACTTGTAGTCACGACCGAACACGGTAATCGAATCACCGATATTGTATTTTTGAGGGAAAGGGGATTCAACGGTGATATTCAAAGTATCTTCCGCATTCAACGCCCAAGTTTGTTTGCCGGATGTTACGCGGGTTGCCGTGTGCCTGTTTTGAATAGGCACAAGACTTCCATCCGCTTTTTGGATTATTAAATTCGTTCCCATACAACAATTGCATTTGTATTAAAGTCAGTGATTTCCTCAATGCACCCGGTTATCACCGGGAAAAAGTCACCGTTTTGCGCGAAATCATGTGTAATGGTTCTGTTTTCGCCTGAAATGTCATAATCAACTTGCCCGTCACCCCAATAGATGTTCACAAGTTTGTGGCTTGTCAAGGTGATTGTGCAAGTCTTTGTTGAATCAGAAATGCGAATGTGCTTCAATACACGTTTCACGGGTTCGGGTTCAATCAATTTCAATTTGAAAGTACCCACCATCAATTCATCCGACCATTCCTTTTGAATTTCGATTGCATCTTTGCAATAGACTTCATAAATCAAGGGTTTAATCGGGTGAACATCAATGACAAGGCGGTTTGTTCCTCTCTTGTCAAATTGGGCTTCAAACTCCGAAACACGCTTGATAAAATCCATCTTTGAATCAGCTTTGACAAAGCATGACAAGGTGATTTCGCGTGATTCATAGAATTTGTGGTACAAATCAACACTTTCACCGTGGTAATTGTCCCAAGAAAGGCTTGCGGGGGCTTTCATTTTCGGTCTTGTCAATATGCCGTCAGACCCGGACACATACACGCCAAATGTCTTGAAGTCCACACCATCCAACAAATATGCTTGTTGTTTTGCATTTGACAATTCATTGATTAAGTCGGCTTGCGTCAAAGCGACATTGTAAATCTTGACATCATCAAGCAAGCCAAAGCCATAATCACCGCCGTAATAGTCTTGATTCAATGAAATGCCTTTGAGTGTGCCGGAATTGTTGATGGTCTTAATCAATGATGAATTGACATAGAATTGGAACAAACCGCCACGCCTTGCAACGGCAAGCGAGAACCAAGAACCGGGCTTTGCTTCGATTGAGACTTCAACGTATTTGTTCAAGCCCGCAAAGTTCAAGTTCCAAATCATCTTTTGGGGTGAACCGCTTTCGGCTTCCCCACCTTGCGCCCATGCAAGAATGGTAAATTCAACATTCATGTTGGGCAATATGCTTTTCGACACTTCGCAAGTGTCATTCCCTGAAAAGGAAATCGCATTGCCATTCTTTCCGGCGACAAAATGCGCCCCGGACACAATGCCATCGGCGCGGTTTTGGCTGTAATCATACGCGATTGTTGCCCCATCGCTTTCATCGAAAGGCATTTGAAAGATTATATTGTTTGCATCCATATCAATAAGTTTTTTTGTTCTTTTCCCGAATCTTTATCACTGCTTCATTGTCGGCAAAATCTTTGACCGTGCCGCCGTATCTGTTCACACACACCTTTGCCCGGTCATGTGCATGAATCATCACCGTTGAATTATCGAAAACATCAACCATGACAAAGGCATTGTCTTTTGCCGTAATGACAATTTCCGAATTGTGCTTCACGAAAACTTCACAAGCATTGAAGTTGTCCGCCAAGACATTGCCGGAACAAGCCCCCAAACACACGCATTTGGGCATATTTTCGACTTTTACGGCATCATCAAGGAAAACCCCGTATTTCTCCATTGCCCCCTTGAAATAGCTTCGTATGAAGTCATTTTCGGGGTAATCATTGGAAAGGCAAAAATCAATGCCACGCAAATACATTTTAATCATCTTGTCTTTGTCTTTGAGTGACAATAATTCATCATGCCATTCTTTGCAAATGCCCTTTTTCCGGGCGCGTTCTGCAAGTTCTTTTGATAGATTCATTATATTTTCGTTTTATAGTGATACATATTAGGACAAACCTTGTGAACGTAAGGTGTTGCCGGAACTTTCCAACAATGAAATGATACGGTCTATCTTCACCAAATATCGGTTATATTGGGTGTTTGCCGCAATCGTGTTCAATTGCAACAAGGATTGGCGCAATACCACCGTGGCTTCAAGTTGGTTGATACGGATTGCATTCATTTGTCCGGCGACAATGCTTGCCGTTTCTTCCGTTACACCCTTAACCGCACCCGTCAATGAAGTGTCGGCATCTTCTTCGCCCATTATGTCTTTGAACAAGTCCGAATATATGCCCAAGGCTTGATTGAAGTTGTTGGCGGCTGCTTGAACCCTTTGTTTGAATGATTCAATTTCGGCATCCGTCAGACCATCAAACACGAAATCATCACCATTCCAATATCCCATGTTGGATTCCAATTGGTCAAGCGCACCTTGCAATTGTTGTTCAAGGAATCGTTTTTTCAATTGGTTCACGACTGCATTTTGCAAAACTTCGTTCACGGTTGTTTTAAATGCCTTTGAAGCATCTTCACCCTTTTTGAATGCTTCAACAAGGGAATCGCCCAACGACCCGGCAAAATCTTTCGCATCTGTCTGCAATATGTCTTTGGAAATGGCATCATACATATCTTCGATTTGCCGCCCAAGTTCCGCATATTGCTCTTTATAGTCACGTACTTTGTCATGGTCTGTCTTTTTCTTGCTTTCCTCGGCTTCCCACATTCCTTGCAAGTGCTGCCGTTGGGATTCCATGTTGTGAATGGCTTGCATTTGCCCCTCGTACACATCAGAACCCAAAGCCTTGTCAATCTGCCATTCAAGTTGCTTGTATGCGTTTTCAAGGTCTTTGATTGCTTGTTGGTGTTTCTTGATTTGCTTTTCCGCCTTGCGGTCGCGGGAATTGAACAAGTCAAAGGCGGATGAAAGCAAACCGATTGACCCTTGAATTACAGACAAGGGGTTGCCCGTTGCGATACCTTGTGAAATCTGACTTGCGCCATCAAGGATTCCACCAATATCACCCAAAATGGCTTGCGTATTATCATCCATCGCAATGCCCATCTTATCCATGCCGGACACAACCGCATCAAGTGAGCCTTTCACAAGGTCAATCGCCCCGGTCGCACTCTCAAACATATTGGACAAAGCCTTTTTCTTGCTTTCGCTGTCTGCCGCCTTTGAATAGTCCTTGATTGAGGAAATCAAAGCCTTGAACGGATTGCGTTCTTGGATTTCGCCTTTCATTTCCTCGATTTTCTTCTTCAAGGTTTCAAGGTCTTTCGGGTCAAACTCAATACCAAGGTATGCACCATCAAGCCCATTGATTTTTGCAATCAATTCTTCAAGTTTTTTGGTGGTGATTTCGTCAAGGTCGCCGAACATCAATTCCCAATCCGGGGACATCTTCATTTGGTCAAGGGCAAATTTTGACAAGGCTTGTTGTTGTGCCTTATCAAGTGCATCAATCATTGATTGATTGCCCATTTCTTCCGCAATTCTGCGCTTTTCAGCATAAGATTCAATGATTGCTTGCTTGCGCTGCTCAAATGTGCCATAATCTGCCAACATCGCATCATAATCGGCATTTCCTGACCCCTTTGTGTCGGCTTCATATTTCCTTGTGCGGTTCTTAATTGCCGCATCTATTTCGGCACGCTCTGAATCCAATTGGGCTTGCGCGCGTCTTTGGTTGAGCAAAGCAAGGTCGGCATTGTATTGTTCATCAATGCGCCGCCTCTTCTCCATGTAGGAAGCATATTCTTCAAGCAAAGATTCTGTTTCCTCTTTCAATTTGGTTTGGGCATCCTTTTCGGCATTATCCAAGGTTTCTTTCTTGGCATTGTCCAACTCCGTACCATCGCCGGACAATTCCTTGCGCTTCTTCTCAATGATATTCAGCATTTCAAGGATGGATTTCGCATTGGTCAGTTGTTCGGACAATTCATTGTTGAATGCTTCCAATACGGTATTTTTAGTTTCTTCCGCAATGGCATCATTGAGTTGGCGCAACTGCTTGTTTTGCGCCTTTGTCCGATTTGCAACATCAACACCCAAAATTATATCACGTTGGTTTTTCAGATAGTCAATGTATGTCGCGCCCTCTTTGAGTAATTTTGCAAATTCTTGGTTTGCGGCTTTTACCAACACATCATCACCCGAATTTATCCATTTCATAAACCGGGTATATTCTGACTTGTATTTCGCCAATCTTTCCAAGAAAGGGTCTTTATTGATGGAACTGCCACCACCGCCACCACCACCCGTTGTTCTCTTTGTCCCGGTGATTTTGTCGGCTTGCTTCTGCAAATCCTCAATTTCTTTCAAAGCCTTTTTGTAATCCTCATTGTTTGTTAGGGTGTTCAAGGCTTCCTGTTTTGTGCGGATTGCTTCTTGGATTGCCCCCAAAGTTCCCGCTTTGTATGTATTAGCCCCCTCAATTCCGGCATTTTTAAGGATGGTCATCCCGGCGGTTTCTGCCGCTGCCGCATTCTTGAATCCTTGTTCAATCTCCTTGCGTAAGGCTTCATTGGCAACTTTCAAATCGTCTTTTTCCTTATTGCGCACTTGCACATAATATCCCGTGCCAAAACTTGAAGTCTGCACCCACATACTTCTCGTGTCGGACATTCCCTTGTATTTTTGTTCTTGCTCCATCAAGGTCTTCACCTTTTCTTGTGCTTGCTGAACGTAAATCATTGCTTCCGCCTTTTTTATTTGGGCATTCACAAACTTTTGGACTTGCGCCGGGTCACTCAAAAGGTTCTCGGCATCCCGTACATCATTGATGGACACGCCCAATTCATCGAATGCCTTTTTATTGGCTTCGACAAACTTTCTTTTGGCTTCCAAATTGTCCCCAAGTTGGTTCCACTTCACGGACAATTCTTCAATCGCCGCAACGGGTTTATACACATTTTCGGCAACGGATTTATACCATTCTTCTTGTGCTTTCTTGGCTTCATTTGCCTTGCCGACAAAGTGGGACACAAGGGCAATCAATGCCGAAATGCCCGCAAGAATCCAACCGAATACCGGGATGGACTTAATCGCCGCCCCGACCATTCGGAATGCTCCAGCAAGACTGATATTCGCGGCTGTTCCGGCGGTTGCTGCTGCCGCTTGTGCGCCTGTTGCAACGGTGTTTGCACCTTGGGCGGCTGTATTCATATTTGCCGCCGCTGTTCCTGCTGCTTGTGCGGTCGCTTTTGCGGTTTCTGCCGTTGCTCCGGCGGTCTTTGAAGCGGTGTTTGCAACTTGGGAAACTGTATTGGCTTCCATCGCTGCCGTGTCTGCAATCTGCTTTCCGCGTCCGACATCCAAAAGATTGTTCCACCACTCCTTTGCCTTGTTCAAGGTTACAAGGGAAAACGCGGAATCCTTGTTCAAGGTTTGCGCCACCTGTTGCAATCCCATTGTAATTGACATCAGGGATTGCACTTTCAACATTATCTTTTGTAATTCTTCATTTTCCGCACCGAACAAGGCAACCGCACCTTGGGCGGCGGTGAAGCCACCGACAACACCTTGAAGCCCGGACAACATACCCGCAAATTGGTTTTCATCATTTGCCATGATTGACCCTTGCGCCTGAATATCACCTTGAATGTCTTGCAACCGTCCCAACTCATTGACAAGGTTTTTGTAAGCCGCCGAATTTTCATCAATGCCATTGGCACGTAAATTTGCCATTTCTTCTTTGACCTCACGGATTTTTGAGCGCAAAGAAGTGTGCGCATTTGCCGCCTTTTCAACATTGGCACGTTCCGTTTCAATCTTGGTTGCCACTTCTTCAAGGGCATTCGATTGGTCGCGCAACTCATTCAACAATGATTTGCGAACACGAATTTCACCTTGAATCGCGGTTTGTTGCTGCTTCAAGGCAATATATTCATCATCGCGCCCGGACATAAAGGCTTTGCCCATTTCCGTACCCAATCTGTTATATTCCGATTCAAGGCTTGCAAGTTCCTTTTCGTGTACCTCACAAGCTGCGCCGATTTGTCCCAAGGTTGCCCGGACATCTTCAAACGACATCGCCGCCCCGGCATTCGCTTGTTGCAAGGTGTTCAATTGGTTTTCCAACGCCACCAAACCTTGCCTTTCTTCTTCAAGTTCTTTCCGGGCGGCATTGGCTTGTTCAATCAGGATATTTTGCGCGTCCCCCGGTTCGATTGAATCAATACGGGCATTCAATTCGGAAACACTTGTTTCCAAATCCTGAATGACTTGTTTCTGAATCTCGATACATTCAACCATTTCTTGTGTGGTTGAATCCATTGCTTCACCCGACCCAACAACGGCATCGGAAAAGCCTTGTACGCGCCGCAAGGTTTCTTCGATTGCCACATTTAGTTGGTCATTATCCATTACGGATTTGAAAGATAATGCCCCACCGTCAATTTCTGCCATTACATCATTGAGTTTACAAAGTTCATAATCTGTTCGTTGTTGTCCTCTGTCAATTTGATTTCCTGCACATCCTGTTTATCCTCAAAATCATAACTTGGTGCATCAATCATCATGCGTTGAACAATTGACCATGCAATGCCGTGTAACAAGTAGTCATAAGTCCACCCGAAATGTTCGCATATTGCGCCACGCCGCCCATGTGGACTATTTAGACCCCGTTGTTTTCCTCTATCCGATTCGGCATTGTGGTTCTTTCCGGCAACATCAATCGAATAGAGTTCAAAAAATCCCCAAGGTTACACATCGCATTGACAAGAACACAAAGTTGGTACAACCGGGATGGCTTGATTTTCCTTGCGAATAAGGCGGTCAAATCCTCAATGGCATTCACATCTTCAACCCAACGTGTTCCGCCTTTGTGCGGGTAAGGAATCAACCGATTTTCGCCCAATACGGCAATAGCAATGATTCTTGCACAACGCACCGCGTGTTCCTTTGCAAGCCCCCTTGCCCGCTTCATTCCGTCCGCCGACTTCATCAAGGTTTCATCAATGGCAAATTCAATCCATTCAGCCGAAAGACGGTCAAGGGTTGAAAGTGTCACTTCCTCGATTTTATATGTTCGTGTCACCTCCTTGGGAACACGTTTCTTTACAAGCCCAAAGAATCGCTTGTGGGTTTCAAACTCAATGTCCTTGACCTCGAAAGACACACCCTTGTTTATCAAGGTGTTCAATTCTTTTCGCTCTTGTTCAAGTTTGTTTATATCTTCCATATAATCGCTTATAAAAAGTAAAGCCCCGGAACAATGATTTCCGGGGCTTCGGGTTTCTGTTTATGCCCCGACTCACGCATTCTTCTTGGGAATGCCGCGCAATGCCTTTCCAGCATCTACCGCCATAGGGGTAACGGTGAAATCAACAAGGAAAATTCCCTTTGCCGACATATCCGCGTTGATAACCGCTTCAATGTCACCGTTTGGAATCTCAAAGTCCAAGCCCTGTTCGGTCTTGACAAAGATTGCCTTGTCTGCAACCACTTCGTTGCCATCATATCCCCATTTAGGCTTGGTTTCTGACCCAATGTTTTCGCCACCGACATAATCCACCAAGTCTTGCACATTGGCATCCATGATGGAGAATGTCAAACGGGGAATCTTACGTGACTTCTTGCGCACTTCCGGGGCTGCCATACCCTCTTCGTAATGCTCGGTCACATCGGCGGAATCTTGGGCAATTTTACACGTGTCCTTGTAGGTCTTGCCGATTTTGTTTAATGCGGTCGGCATTGTCCCGGCTTTGGACGCTACACCAACTTGGATTTCTGAAAGTCCAAGGGTGATTAAAGATGTTCTTGTATTCGTTGCCATAATTTAATCAATTTGAATGTTCCAATCAATGCGAATGTTTGCAAAGTGTTGTTTGGTTGTCGGCTCGTTCATAATAACCATGTTGCCGACAATGGCTTTCAACCCTGTTATATTCGCGTTTCTCACTATTGCCATGACTTCATTTGCCAAGGCTTTTAATCTCGTGCGGTTGGCGGAAACTTGCACCTTACCTTTGATTTTCTTGCTTGTATCCTTGACATAGATGTTGATGTTTGAAGTGCCGATTTGCGGCAAACTGTCTTGCGGCAAATCAATGGTGTTCACAACAATATCTTCATCGGTTGAATCTTCGGGTCTATCATCCCCGACAAAACAACCACCCTTGATTGATGTTTTGCCATCAAGCAACGCAAACAAGATTGCATCGGTATCAAATGGTGTTTTCATTCTGCTGCACGTTTAATGTTACTTATCAACTTTTCCAACATCCGGGGCAATTCCCGTTCTGCAAGATGTTCCGCGCTTGTTAGCACGTTTCTTCCCTTTGCTTCAACATAGGCGGCATAATTCATTCCGGCAACCACAACAAGGGCAACACCCTTTGTTTCCTTGCCGATTTGGTCGGCAAGGGTTTGTCCAGCCTTGACACCTTTTGCGGCGGCATCACTTTGTGCGCCACTCGCGGCATCAAATTGGGTATGCACGGCGACACCATCAACAAAGACGGAATAACCCGTTGAAGAAAGCAATGCGCCTGTCTGCATCATGTAACCCTTGTTTGTCCGGGCTTCAATCAAGCACATTTCGCCAAGTCTTTGCAACCTCGCAATCTGCTTTCTTTGGATTTCATCAAGAAACGCATCAAAACGCGCCTTGACATCATCTTTCGTGAAATTCGCCGTTATACCCATAGCCTTGAATGAAGTTGTGCCGGGTCAAAGTTTAGGCATATTCCCTCAATGCGGACATCCGCACATTCGGGGTCGTTTGCAATCAATACCTTTGCGCCTTTGTTTACCTTGGGGCAATTCTTCGGGCATTGAATAACGGATGTTGCCTTGTGGTATTCGCCCCCGGCAACTTGAAATTCCGTTCCTCTGCCATCCGATTCTTCACGGCACATTGATATGAATTTGCGCGACACCGTGCATTCCGTCCAATTGCCATCAGCATCTTGGATGCTTTCGGTTGCTTCCTCAATGAAAAGGAAATGTGGATATTGCTTCACCATTGCCATAATCACCAAAAATTTGAACGGTCACGGACTTTGGGACGATTGACAAGCACGTTTTCAACTCCCAATTCATTGCATAATGCCGCATAAAACAATTTGACGGCATCCATATTCCACGAAATAGAATATCCGCCCTCGGACACATTTTGTGTCATGCCCTTAATCACCGCCGACATTCTGTGATAAACTGCCATATCACACGCATTCGCATCGGCGGGCGCGTCTGCATTGACCGAACCTTTCAACATGATAATTTCAATATCATCATCTGAAATGTTCAAGCCATTCAATGATTTGGTTATGTACTCTTTGTTTGTCATATCTCCTTTTCTTGCAAAAGACCGTTGGGGCTATATTTCACGCCCCATTGGTCATGTTAGTTCTTATTCCAAGATGTTGCGTTGGTCTGCATCAGTACGGAACGACCCGCAAGATTCCAAGCGGGGAAAAGGTTTGCGATTCCCTCGGTGACTTCCTGAACGGGCGATTCGTTGGAATACTTCTTGACAAGGGTATGTCCGTGCATAACCTTTTCGGCTACGCTGCCGGGCAACTTCTTCGCATCAATCGGTTTCTTCCAATATGTGTTGCCAAGAACCTTGCTTTCGGAGAAAAGAATTACATCATCCTCAAAGGGGTTTGAGGTGACACGCGAACCATCGGCAAGTTCAATCATAATGTCTTGGTCAATTACGATAATCTGCAAACCACGGTACAATTCTTTCTTCTTGGCAAGATATGCGTTCACGGTCGCAAGGTCGGGTGCATCCTGTGTTCCCGTTGCATTCTGAATGAATGAAGAACACTTCTTCCAAACTTCTTCCTGTGAAGCAAGTTTTTCAAAGGTATCAACATTCATAAATGCGAACTTGTACTTTGCACCGAACAACTTTTTGCCCAATTTGAGGGCGGCGGGAATATCCTTGGTTAAAGGCTTTGCCGCCGTGCCGGAATCGTATGCCGTTGCAACACCAATTTTCTGTTCTGCCGGAATCAGATAATCAACATCGTATTCGGTTACAACTGCCGCATTGTTGGAATTGGTGAACTTGACCTTTCCAAGCGAAATTTCACGCAATGCAATCCATTCGGCACGGGCTGCAACGCCATCCCAACAAAACTTGGTATCTTCCGCCCAAAATTCGACAAGGGCTTTCAAGTCGGGGTTGTTGCTCGACATGGCAACCATAATGTCGTATTCGGTCAATTCATCTTCGTTCTTTTCTTTTGAAATGGTGATTTTGGGAATATCACCTTGGATTCTTGAAATCGCTTCACGGGTCTTTCTTGGAATGGTCGCACCCCTTGAAACAAGGTCGGCGGCAATCTTCAAGCCGGATTGCGCTTCAAGCATTTTCCACGTCAAGAAGTTTGTTTCTTTCAGCGGGAAAAGGGTTGGATAATAGTAATCTTTGAGGTCGTAAGTACGAATTACGGCTTCCATATCCTTTTCATTCAACCCTACCATCAATGATTTCTGCATATCTGTTTACATTTTAAGGGTTAAACATAAGCGATATTTTTCAATGCCGTAAGAATGGCATCATTGACAATCGGGGCATTGGCTTTGCGTACCACACCGATAACCCACGCATCAGTAAACAAGTTTTCGCCACTCTCGACATCATAGTTTGACCCCGCAATGGCAACCGGGGTGTTCTTCAATGTCTTGTCCGCTCCCTTGGATTCAAATGCGCACGTTCCGGCGGTGATTGCCGCGCCAAGCGTTGTGCCAACGGTGATAACATCTTTTGCCGGGTCGGTCTTGTCAATTGCCGTGATAAGCTGACCATTGCAAGCATCAGTTGCGAAACGGTCGCCAACTTTGAAATGGTGTCCTTTGGCAACTTCATAGGTTGTCGCGGTTGCGGTTGCAGCCGTTACAATCTGCGCGGTCTTAACAACGACATACAAGCCATTACCGCCAACGGCAAGGGGTGTACCCTCAAACAGAGCCGAACCGCCCAAATTAGCAACGGAAACCGTCACACCACCGGGAATATCGGCAACGCGGTGAAGAATACACTTCACAACGCGGTTGTCTTTCTTTCGTTTAATCGTTAATGACATACGTTTGAAAAATTAAAAGTTAAATTTCCTTGCCCGTGAAATTGTCTTTGCCGGGCTTTTGGCTTTCGACATATTCGGCAACGCCCTTGGAAATACCACTTTCTTCTTTCTGTGAGAAAAGCGGGCTTCCCCCGGCATTGTTCAACTTGTCGTTTGCCACATTTTGATTTGCGGTTTCAATGTCCGTTGCTTTGCCTGTCAAGTATTCATTGAAATCTGCATCATCCTTGAAGTTCATTCGGGCAAAGTCTTTCAGGGTTTGCGACTTGAAATTCTCATCCTTGCATCCGTTCAACTTCTCGTTTAATGCCTGAAGCCTTGCTTTTGCGATGTTGTCGGCTTTGTAGCCGGACAATTCTTCTTGAAATGGCTTGACCGCTTCGGCAACCGCTGCTTTAATCACGGCGGAAATGTCGTTGGGGTCGGGTTCATCATCCTTGCCGCCCTTGCCGCCGGGTTCGGTTTGTTTGGCAACGAAATTGAACTTCTTTTTCAAGTTCGCTTCAAAGGTCTTGTTGCTTTCGGACACCTCTTTGTCCACATCTGCACGAACTTCCTTGACAAATTCGTTCACCTGCGCATCAGTGATTTTTTCGACAAGGGCTTTCGCTTCATCTTCCGTTGCCACCTGTAACGCAAAAGCACGTGCCATGTGGGTAAGGACATCTTTTCGCACGCCTGAAAACTTTGCAATCAGTAATGCCAAAATTTTTTCTTTCATTTTCTAAATGGTTTATGTGTTACAAATCAAATCATGCCCAAAATTACTATGTTTTATAGTGATACACTTATTATTTCACCCGGACTTATGCTTTACTTATCCACATTTTTGCAATGCAAGTGCAAATTTTCTCCCAAAATGTTTGTTGTATTAAATAAAACTATTATCTTTGCAGTGTGTTACTATAAAACACAAGAGTAATAATAAATAAAACTTTCGCAACAATGAAAAAAGAAACTTTCCGTCTTTTAGACGCAATCAATCGTGAGGGAATCGACAATGGAATGTGGGGTTTTTGCCAAGACATCAAAGACACCACCGATTATTTCGGGACTGCCGAAAAAATCGAATTGAAAGGTCAATTCGTTTATGTGTATCGCGAACCTGACACCTTGTTTTTCGGGTTCATCAAAGAAGCGGGTGTTAAGCCGACACACACATTGACGGTTGAGGATGCAACTATTGATTTCTACAAACTTTAATATCAACCGGGGCGGGCAACCGCCCCACAAATACTTTCGCACAATGAAACAGAATATCAAAGAAGCAATTGGAAAGTTGGATTATGAAGCCCAACTTCGTATAATGGACACTATCAAAGCCCTTGACAATGGCAAGGCGCATTCAGTTGAATTTTATTCGGATGGTTCGGGTGTCTGCATCACATATTGGTCGCCGACAATCAACCACGGCACACCGGGAACAATCGCACGTTCTTTTCCTATGAATGAAGCCTTATTGGTTCTTGCCGGGCATCGGCTGCAATCACATGAACTTCCTACTTGTATGTAGTATTGTATCACTATGAAACAAAACCTATTCAACAAGGAAAAAGAAGCCATCAAATTCATCAAAAAGGCTGAATCATTGGCAATGCGAATGTCCGACAAGGGCTTTCACGTTGCCTTTTCAGGTGGCAAGGATTCCCAAGTGTTACTTGCTTTAATGGAATTGTCCGGGTGCAAGTATCATGCGGAAATGCAAGTTACATCCGTTGATTCTCCCAATCTTATGCGGTTTGTTCGTGCTAACTATCCACAAGTAAAGTTGAATTTGCCAAAGAAAAATATGCGGCAACTCATTATCCAAAAAAAGTTATTACCTACCCGCCAAGCACGTTATTGTTGCGCAACACTCAAAGAACAAGCCGGGGCGGGGTCTTGTACCTGTGTCGGTGTTCGTGCTGCTGAAAGTTCCAAAAGGGCAAATCGTAAGACAATAGAAGTAATTGGGCAAAAGGGTGTCGGCTTTGACATAATCGGGAATGAATTGGTGTATGAAAATGGTGGTGGAATGTTGTTTGACCTTGATTCGGACACAAAAGTTTATTGCATCAAGGGCAAAGATAAGGTTGTTATTTCCCCGATATTTCATTGGTCGGACACGGATGTTTGGGATTTCATCAAAGGAAACAATATGCCTTATTGCGACTTATACGACATGGGATTTCATCGCATTGGATGTTTGTTTTGCCCCCTTGCATCAGTCAAGGAGAAAAGGCGCGAACTTGAAATGTTCCCTCTTGTTGCGGAAAGGGTTTATATTCGTGCTATCCGCGAACTTATGGAAAAAGGGCATTATGACAATTTCAAATCCCCGGAACAATGCTTTGAATGGTGGATAAGCAACGAAAGTGCATCTTTATGGTTAAGTAAGCAATGCACGAAAAGTTTATTTGATTGATGTTATATTAAATAAAATAATTACTTTTGTATGAAAAAAGCAAGTATTGAAGAACTTTCAACCCAACATGGGTTGTCGGTTGAGTTCCTGAACGAACTTGAAGCAAAGATTGTGGACAAAGAAAACTTTACCCGCGCCGTCAAGATGTTTGCGGATGGGTTGTTGCCTTATGATATGGCAACCGGGAAAGACCCTATCAATGTTGCCGAATATCGCAAAACCGTTGCCCGGAACTTGCGGGACTTCCGGCACAATCAACAAGAAAAGGTCAAAGCGGCAATGGAACAACAACGCAAGATTGTGGAGTATTACACGGGCTGCAAGCGTTTGGCATCACACGGCAAGGCAAATAAAGCCGTTTCAGAGGTTGTTTTTGTCAAGGATGGACACTTGGTTGCCTTTGCACACTTTGAGCCAAAACAAGGCGGTATCTACATGGCAAACAATGAAGTCATGCCCAACTTCCGTTGGCAACCGCATGAAGCATTGGCAAGGCTGCGCAAGCTGAACAAAGCCTTTTATCGGAAAGTGAAGAAAGCGGCGGTCAATTCGCCCCGTGAATGGTTTAACTTTAACAATATGACCAAATGACAAAAGAAGAATACATTGAAAGGGTGAACGAAATTCGTTTGCGAATGTGCAAAGAAGTTGCCATTCTTACAATTGAATATATCAAGCAAAACCAAAATGTGGATTTCAATGTAAGAAGTGACGGTTTATGTGTTAAACAATTACCAAGCAAAGATATTGCCCAGCTTTCTTTCCACGGAATGATTCAAAGGGATTTTTCGTTGTGTGAAATTGCCCTGTTGCGTGACAATATATTTCCTTGCAAATAAGAATAGATTGTATCACAACGAATTACATAAATAATGGATTTTCTTTGCAAATAAAAAATAGTATGGAACAATGTTTTGAAAATATCAAGGTGGGTGATTCCGTTGTTTTTTGTGCAAGTAGTTGGTATAATATACCAACCATTGCCCAAGTCACAAGGGTAACACCGAAACAATTTGAAGCCGGGGCATATAGATTCCGCAAGAAAGATGGTTCAATGGTTGGTGACGCTTATAGAAGTTGCCGACTTGCCACGGAAGAAGATGTTATAAATTACAAAAAGGAACAACGCCGTATTTCTTTGCGTAACAAAATCACCCAATTCTTTAAGTCGTATGACAAAACCAAATCTTTGACCATTGAAGAATTAGAAAAGATAGAAAGTGTAATCAAAAATAAATTATAAGGTATGATATACCAAAGTTGTAATAATTGCAATCATGCTTGCCACATCTGCTCGCATTATTGTTGTCCTTTAAGACGGGACGCGGACAAAATAATTATTGATAATGTCAAAGAAAGGTTTGATTATCATTTTGCACTTGCATTGAAAAGAATACGAAATGATTGCGCGTATTGCATGAAACGTGCAATGACAAATACACCAAGCATAACATTGGTGGTTACTCACGGATTGCGGTATTGGATAAAATCATGGGGCTATTTCATAAAGAAAAGGCGCATGATAAAAAAGCGATGCCACAAATGCACTGAATTTCAAAAATGTAATATAAAGTATGATATATGAATGGCAATACAATATATCACGTTTGCTTGGAGGGCGCATTGCACCGATATTTCGGTTCAATATCTGCCATCTTTGACCAATTCACCCCAGAAGATTTGGGGGTGTCAAAGTCCCGGTTGTGGGCATACGGTATAACGGAAGAAAAGCCGTATCAGAATAAAAAGTGTGTAATCCGCAAGGGGATTATTCACCGAAAGAAAACAAATCGAAGTTTGCCAAGCAAGTATGGTGAATGAAAAGAAAGGGTTGCCGATAGAAGCAACCCTTTTCCATTATAAGACATACAAAGCCCCATCGGGAATGTCGCCGACAAATTCCGCCCTTTGGGGTGCAACATCACCCGTTCCGGGATAAATGGCAACAAGTCGTTTGCCTTTCTTTACGACCTCTTCAAGCAACTTCAAGGCTTCATCCTTGTTCGGTTGTGCATACATCAGCAAAGACACGGCTTCCGAAAAGTCCTTGTCGGGGTATTCGTCACTTGTTATGTAGTAATACAAGTCAATACCTTTCAATTTTTTAATGTCGATTTTCATGTTCTTATCTTTTTATTTGTTTGTTATCGGTTTCAAAGCCCTTATATAAGCCACCATTTCCGCGTAAATGTCCGGCAAATACTTTTGGAACACACGGTTGCCCAAGAAAGCATTTTCAAAGGCATGGGCAAGATATTCCGTTTCTTTCATTCTTATTTTTCTGAAATATGCGGTTGAATGTCCAAATCCATATTTAACGACAAGTGATTTTATTGTGTCACGGGTACTTCCTATCTGTTCAAGGACATCATGTTTTGTGATTCCACGCTTTGCGAAAACATCATCATTCATCCATGATATTTTTTCAGACAATGCAATAAGTCGTTTATCAATGTATTCAACCATTGTGATTGTCTGTTTTGTTCTTTCATAATACCAACCGCCGCTTTCGTGATTCCATTTGCGTTCATAAAGTGTATATTCACCTTTCTTTTTCAACTTCTTAATTTGCGCATCACGCATTGCAATCAATTTGGGGTCTTTCCACAAATCACGTTGTGCATCAATACAATGCCCATATTCGTGATAAATAACCGCCTTGCATTCCCAAGGACTTAATTTGCCACGTTTCTTTCCTGCAATGTGTACCAAATCGCCAATGAATGAAGAATAAGAACCTGTATCAGAATCCAAGATTTCAAGACGAATTGGTTTGTTCGGGTCTATCAAATCAAAGAAATCTTTTGCAAAGGTATAATCTTCTCCGTTCAAATAAGCGGATTTTGTCTTTAATTCATCCGGCATAAGCCTTGAAACGCTTGATTGTGGTTTTTTCGCATCAATCTTTGCCAACAAATCATTCAATCGCTTTTTGATGTTTGACTTTGCCAAAAGCCATTCGCGCTTGTCACCCAAAACGGCGGCAAGGTCATTTGTCACATCAATTGCATCAATCTTGGCTTTGTTCGCATCCTTGATTGCTTGCCCGGCTTGCTTTATGTAATCCTTGTATTCCTTTTCGGCTGCAACACACCTATCTTCCAAATCCGCTATTGCTTTTAATATCTGCTTGGAATCATGGGTGTTCATTGCAGAATCAAGAATGTATGTGTTCAAGCCCCAATCACGACATTTTGCACGAATATCCGCATCCATCTTTTCCATTTGGGCGGTTTTGCTTTTGATTGTTGCAAGGGTTGATTGAAGCCCGGCAATATCCTTGTTGGTAACACGCAATTCAAGCATATTGAGTTGAACCGACAAACCCCACTTGGTTGCATTTGCCCTTGCTTCTTCAATTTGGCTTCGATATGCCGCCAATACATCGACTTGTTGAATGGTCGGCAATGCAATCTTCAACCCCTTGGACAAATCCCCGTTCTTGAAGTTGTCCCGGATAAAATAGGGGGTTGAAGCCCATTTCTTTTGTGCTTCGATATGGTCTTTGACCCACTCTTTGAATGAATCCGGCACATCGGTAACGGTGTTTGCCGCTTGCTTGTGCTTGTAGGTTGTGCCACGCAATGCCGCTTTGAGGTCGCCTAACTCGTTATCATCAAAGGTTTCTTCGTCCATCAAGATAGGGATTGCATAACACATACATTGAGGATGCCAACCAATAAACTTGAATGTCTTGGGGTATCTGCCGACAAGACGGGCGCAAATATCACAATCACACAATGGTTCATGGTTGCTTCTTACCACCTCATAGCCCACAACAAAATCAAGTGATTGCCACCTTTGCCAATCACTTTCACGATAAGCCATGTTGATTTCTGAACGGGTAAGCCTTTGGGCATTTTTTACGCTTGACCGATAAACACCCCGTCCGGGATGGAATGCCCTTGCAGCCTTTGACAACACAAGGTTGCCGCGCTTATCACGGACACGGCGGAACAATCGGTTCGGGTCTTTCAAGTTCTGCTTGACATCCCTTGCCAATTGTTGTGCGCTGCGACCCTCGCCCAATCCCGCATCAAGGGCGGTTTCCATCTGTTCACGATATTGCCCAACATACTTCCAAACACGTTCCGAAAGGTTCATCCCCTCGACCTTGCGCCCCTGAAAGGCTTGCAAAGCATCCAAGTTGCGGTCTTGCATCTTGTTCAACCGGGCTTTGCTCAATCTACTTGTGTCCATGATGGATGCAATGAAGCCATCATTCTTCTTGCAAGCAAACAACCATTGTTTCTTTGACCCGGTTTCGATTGTGGTTGTAAGGCGGTCGGCAAGTTGTGTCGTAACATCTTGCATCACCCCTTTTATTTTTGGGTAATCATCAAAAGAAAAGGGCTTTTCGGGGTCAATTTTGCCCCTTGTCGCGGCTTGGGATATTTCCCTTGTCGCCACATCAAACAACGCATCAACGGCACGTGCATATTGTTCCGTTGTCCTGTAATGTGCATTGTCGTATGCCTGTATTGAAAACCGGGTTGTCTTTTGTCGCTTTGCCATTATTGCCGCTTTTTGAAATGTTCACATTGTGGGTCTGACAAGAAACGACAATACTTGCCATCGGTGTAATAAGGGCAACGGCACATGAATGGTTTGCCGTTTGCCCCTATTTCGTGCCAATCATAAGAATGGGCGCAATCTTGACAATGATATTGCGCTTTCTCAAATGCTTTCTTTTTTGCCATACCCTTACGCATCTACATCAATTTGAGGTTCACCAATCACAAAGGAATTTTCGGCGGATTGTTCTTCCTTGATTTTCTCAATGGTCTTGGTCGGGTCTTTTGACAATCCGACACGTTCAACCGATTCTTCTTGCGAAATCACGGGTTTGTTGCCGTTGGCTGTAAGCCAATAGTTCAAATCATCAATATCACTTGTAATCATATACGGCACAATTTCGGGTTCAATCTCCACTTGGTCGCATTCTTCTTCAAGTGTGGTGTTCATCTGACCGATATATGCAAGAATCACATTCACGCGCCTTTGCAAGTATTCGTCGAAGATTTCGCATTTGTCCTGCACTTTCAAATGCGCATCCATGAACAACAACTTCAAGGCAACGCCGGAAATAGCTCCAAGCCCCTTGACCGCATCAAACGAAATGTCCGGGGTCTGCGTGATTGTGTATATCAATTTCAAAAGGGTTTCAATCTCCAACTTGACGGCTTCCGGGGCTTGTTGCCAAGACACATATTGCATTGTTGCGCCATCTTCGCCCTCAATAACCGCGCCGGAATCACCTTTCTTTGCCCAACCATTGATTTGCCCAGTAACAAAGATTTTCGGGCTTGCATGATAATCGTTGGTGTCGGCAAAGTTAGAAAGCAAGGTTTCCAATCGGTCAATCAGTGCATCCACATCTTCCGTTTCAAACTTGGGCTGGTATCCGTAAATAACCGGGATTTTGCCAATCGCAACGGGCTTCGGATAACCGGGGACAACTTCAAACCCATTGTCGCCATTCATCCACAACCAATGTTCGGTGTCGGTGAATGTTTCAAAGTAATCAATGGCATTATCCTTGCTATCCTTTCGGCTGAATGCACGTGAAAAGGCTACCATATCCCCGGTTTCATCAAAGAACGGGTAAAGTGTATCACCATAAGCCGGGGAAAACAACGTGCAACGCAATTTGTGGTCGGTTGGGAATCCATATTTGGAATGCTTCTTTCCCTTTTTCACGGTGTACCAATACTCCGCACATTCCTTATAACCGAAAATTGACCGCCCTATTTTGCGGTTCAAAGACTTACTTTTGACATCATAAAGAATGCGGTTCAATGCCTTAACAATCATTTCTTGCTTCTCATTCTCCGGGGTGCTGTTATACTCCGGGGCGTTGCCAAAACAGAATGACACGGCACGGGAAATAATCAGCTTTTGCAAGGCAAGGGCAACCCTTGCCACTTTCACCGTGCGGAAATTCGTGCTTTCTCCGCCTGTGTCAATCACCTTTTGCGCGGATTCTCCTTGGTTGTCATCGGTTACTTTCACGCGCTTGTCGGGGCGCAATAAGGGGTTGTTAATATCATGCAACTTGGGATTCAAAGCCTTGTTCGCGGCTTCCGTGTCAGGCTGCGGGATATAACGGTGTGACTTCAATTCGGGAATGGCATCATTCCCCTTGTTTTCCCTTGCCAATTTCAAGATTTCTTCAATTGTCATATTGATAATGTTTTATAGTGAAACATATTTTTATCCAAAAAGACTTGCCACATCGGTTTTGTTGCGCTTTGCCCTGCGTTCAACCGTACCCGTCAAAGCATCCGGCGCATCATCATGGGCATTCTTTCCAGCTTTCAAATAGCCTGTAATGGCATTTGCAAATTCAGGGAACAAGCGTTTCCAACCTTGCGGCATGATTGTGAGGTTCTGAACGGTTGCGGAATTGCTGAAAATGCGGACATCCTTGTTGTCGGTCTGTGCAAACCACTTGAATGTTGTTTTGTTGTTACCCATAAGGCGACATTGTTTTTCTACGTTCCGGGCAAAGCCACGACCGCCATTGTTTGATTCAACCACACATTCGGCAACATTGTGTTTGGTAAGCATCTTTGCAAGTTCGGGTTCGGTGTATTCCATCGCCCTTGCCGTGTAAAGCACATCAACAATGTAGTTGGCAATCTCCGTTTCATCATAAATGATTGCACACAAGTAATCATTGCCCGTGTCGGCGGTGTCCACGTATGCTTTGCGCTTGCAACGCATTGTTGCCGGGCGCGTGATATACTCCGAAAAGCCACTTTCATACATAAGACCCTCGCTTGGTTGTGGGTCTTGTTGGTACAAGGATTCAAAGACTTGCGGATTGCGCTTGCGGATGGATTGCAGCTTGTCAAGATTATGTCTTTCGCCCCAAAGCGGTTCACCCTCTTGTCTTGGGTCATAGTCGGTGGGCGCACCCTCTTTGATAGCCTTGTAAATGACAACAACCCATCCATTCGGGTTTGTGTCCTTGTCGTATGTGCCTTGTTGCCGCAATAGTGTTCCCGCCAAATCATCTTCATGCCACCGGGTAAAGACAATCAGTTGTTGGGAATCATTGTGAAGTCGGGTTTCGGCAACCGTATCGTACCAATCGGACACGGATTCACGGACTATCGGCGACCATGCCGTTTTTGCATCCTTGTAAATATCATCCATTATCAGCACATCAACGGGTTCACCCGTCAATGCGCCACCAACACCAACGGTTTTGAAGCCGCCCCGGTGTCCGACAATCTCACATTCATCTGCATTGCGTAACCAAGACCCGGCAACCGTTGTGACATTGCTTGCATTCAAGGATGTTTCGGGGAATATGTCGTGGTATTCCTCGGAATCAATGATTCTTTGGATTTCTCGGTTGAACTTTCGCGCCTTGGGTGCATTGTAGGACACAATGGCAACTTTCTTGTCCGGGTTATCTCCAAGGATGAAAGCGGGCAATCTTCGTGTTGAACCCTCGCTTTTCCCATGCTGCGGGGGCATAAAGACCATAAGTTTGCGAATCTTGCCATGTGCAAAGTCGGTCAATACGTTGTAATATCGGCGGTGAAAGTCTGCCGGGCGAAATGTCGGCATGGTGGAAAGGGTAAAACGCAACAAATCGGAACGACTTTCACGTGTAAGCCGTTCTTTCATCGCCTTGTATAGCCTTATTTTGTCCGCCCTCTTTTGCATCACTCCAACTTGCGTTTCAATTCCTCAATCTCATTGTCCAATTCTTCATCGGTCTTGTTGGCAAACAAATCCTTGCCATCCTTGCCCGTCACTTCCGTTGATTGTCGGTTTCTCCAATGGTCAGGGTCGCCATTCGTCAAAGTGAATATGATTGCCGCCGTGTCTGCCTGAATGTGCTTCTTGGTGGTGGTTTGTTCTTTGATTTCGGGCTTGGGGTTGCCCCTTTCATCCTTTTTCTTGCCCGGTATCGTCACAACCTTTGTTTCGGTGACTTCATAGCCTTGTATTTTCTTCAAAAGACTTTTCTTTGCTTCTTGAACAAAGAATTGCATCCGTTCTTCCTTTGCCTGTTCTATCGCATCAGCAAAGTCCGGGTAATCATTCACCCATTGATGGTATGTTTTAGGGGTTATCCCCACTTGGCGGCAAATTTCGGCAATGGTGTATGTGTCAGACTTCACAAGCCCAACAATCTTGTCCACCGTTTTTTTACTGAACTTTGCCATTCTGTATTCTCCTTTTTAGCGTTGATTTTATTACATTTATAACTTACTCTTTTAATTCACACTTAAAGCCCCTTTCTTGTAACTCATTGAATAACAATGATAATTTGGTTACATCCCCACATTCAACAATCAAACGTGTGTCAATAGCCTTTTTTCCGGAATCTTCATCATTGTTTTCTTCTTCTGAATCAGAATCAAGGGACACGCCCCAATCTTCCGGGTCAAAGTCGAATTTTTCGGCTTCCTGCATGATTAAATCCGTGTCAAAACAAAGATTCTCTTTGCTTGTCGCATTGTCTGCAAGTGCAAGTTCCCGTCCTTTTGCCGAATCCAAATCAATGTCCTTGCGCTTGACCGCCACAAGTGAATTACCATCGGTTTCAACAATTATCACGTTGTCAAAACCTATGTCGGCGGCTTTTTCTGCTGTCTTGTTTCCGGCAATGATACGGTTGTTCTTGTCAATAAGGATTGAACGACCAAGACCGAACTTGCGCAAGGATTCATCCATAAGGTGTTCACCGAATTGCGTTCCCTTATTGAAGTTCTTATCATCGGGGATAAGGTTTTCAATCCTCGTTTCAATCATCTTTGCCATGACACCACGGAATTATCAGGTGGAACAACCAAATCACGAACACGGCAAACAATGTTCCGAATGCCGAACCAAGAATTGTGAAAAGGGCATCCATGACTTCAACCGTGCCATGCCCTTTTGAATCCCACCATTCTTTGAGGATTGCGGCAAGGCATCCGGCAATAAAACCGACCCACGGGGCAATCAAAATCCCCAAAACAAAAGCAATCAGTGCGCCGACAATGAAATGTTTGCGTTTGTCGGGCTGTTTGGCGGCTTCTCTGACACTTTCAAAGGCTCCAATGATACTTTCCTTTGCTTCGGAAACAAAAGCCCTGAAACGCTCTTTTATGGGGGCTTTCATAAATACACTTTCCCCGGAAAGGAAAACGGGCGGTTGCGACTTGCCGGACAATACCCCCAACCATACTTTGCCGTGGAATAAAACTTTCATGCGCTCCTTGAAAGACAACTTCCAACAAGAAACGCATTGTTTGCCATCGTTCCACACGGGCAACGATTGACATTCTTTTTCCGTCATTGTGGACGGTCTTTGCAGTACCTTTGTGGACTGCGGAAAATCAATTGGTTTCATCTTTTTTTGAATCATTTGTAATGCAAATGCAAAATTAGGGTGTGTTTTACAATAACACACCCTAATATGAAAAAAGATAAGCCAAAGTTATACACACTTCAACCGTATGGGCAAGTTGGCATAACACCAAGCAAGCAAGACGGCATCCCTCGATTCTTGATTTGTACGACCAATCAACCCGGTTATCTGTTGCAGTTCATCCGCCGTAATTTTACCGTCTTTGCCTTTCCAACACTTGCGTAATGGTGCGTGTTCCAAGACTTCAAGCCCCTTTGCCCGTGCCATTTCACAAATCAACTTGCCCGTTTGGTGGTTTTGCCCGACCTTATAGCCTGTTGCGGCGGCATATTCCTTGCGTGAACCGAACTTCAAGTGCCAATTGCTTTTGACCATCCAAGATGCTTCAACAACAACAATCACACTTTGCCCGGTTGCTTTTTGTCGTTCAACAACATAGTCGAAATAATCCACTAACCGGGCGAATGATAATGTCGAAACTTCCAATGTCCGATTCTTCACATTGAGGTGGGCAACCCCGGATTTGTCAATGTCCGGGTCAATACCAATCACATTTTGATATTTCATAAGACATCAGGATTAAAAGGGTAAATCGTCATTCGGCTGTGCGGGGTCTGCTGCTTGTTGCGCCGGGGAACTGCTTGCGGTGGATTGTTCACCTTTCAGACCGCACAAGTTCACTTCACTTGCGTTCACATTGACGGCAACTTGTATGTTTCCGTTCCTGTCTTGATAGGTTTTCACCGACAAGCGACCCCGGACGAACACTTTACACCCTCTTTTGAGGTATTGAGTAAGACCGCCGCCATCGCCATACCATAAGACGGACACCCATGTTGTTGATTCTACACTTGTGCCGTTGGCATCTTTTCTTCTTTCTGAATGTGCGATATTGAAAGACACATACTTTTTGCCGCTGAACTCTTTAATTTCGGCATCACTTCCGATATTGCCGATAACTTCTAATTGTAACATGATTTTTGAATTTAATTTTGGTTATCATCAATGAATCCCACTTCAATGCCGACATATCCACCCCGGCGAATATGGGTTTCAATTTCTGCTTCACTCTCAATCAGGCTTTCGGAATCATCGTCATACAAGGCGAACACTTCCACTTTGCCCAACGCTTGTTTGGCTTCCGCTTCTGTCAGAACGTGCCAAACAAAATTGTCGGATGTTATTTTTACACGTTTCATTTCTTATGCTTTTGATATGCAAGTGCATTGCATTTGCTTGTTAATACTCCTTTCCATGCAAAATTTCGCGATTTTAATTGTACTTCATTTTTGTGTTGATATGCCAAAGCAAATCAATTTTCAAGGTCTTTGCCCATCCCTCAATGTAGGCGATACCAAATTGCACTCGTTTTTCAATGCTTATGACATCGCGGGAAAGTCCTTTGACAAGTCCAAAGGCATTTTCCGTGAAGCTGAATTTGTGATAAGCCCGGTAATATCGACAAGGCTTCATCATGTCAAAATCAATTCCCAAAGCCCCGGCAAGGTCAAAAAGCCTAATGGCAACATCTGCCATTTCATCTTCAACGGTATTCTTTACGTGTGAAGCAAAAACATCGGCAAAAGATTCCCCCTTGTCCAAATCTTGCTTCACAAGTAGTTTTGCGCCGTATCCGGCTTTATCCCCTTTTCGGTCAGCTTCCACCAATTCGGCAACCTCGGTGATAACCAACATCAAGCAATGTTCATTGCTCCATTTTTCTTTCCAAAAACCATGTTTCACGGCGTTGGAATGTGCTTTCTCTTTTAATTCGTTGTAATTCATGTTTATAAAAATAATCTTGGTTGAACGGGTAATGAAAGTATCTTTTCATTTGCCGCTTTGAAAAACTCTTTTTTTATCTCAAATCCGTATGCCCGGCGGTCAAGATTTCTTGCTGCATATAGGGTTGTACCACTTCCGGCGGTCGGGTCAATAACCACATCGCCGGGGTCGGTAAATATGCGTATCAGATTTTCAAGCAATGGAACGGGCTTTTGGGTCGGATGCACTTTGGGTGTTTTGGTATCTCGCACCCAATCCATGCAATTGAATACCATTGCCCCCCCATTGTTGAATTTTGGTAACTTGTCACGGTATAGCAACACACCATATTCGCAATTACCAACTATCTTCATATTCGCTTTAAGAACTTGCGCTGAAAAGTTCTTTCGGAATACAAGGTTTATATAATGGTTGAAGCCATATTTTTTGCCTAACTCAATGTATTTGAATTGTTGTTCAAACTCACAAAACACAATCATGCAAGGGGCTTTCCCGGCTTCCTTTGGCTCTTTGACAAGCATTTGGGAACAAAAGTGCATAAATTCCGCCGGGCGAAAATCCTTGTCGGTGTCGAAAAATTCTTTTCCGGCTTTTGCGGATTCCCCCTTTTTGTTGTCACCATCCACATACCATGAAGGATTGCTTGCATAAGCATTTACCCCCAAATTATAAGGCGGGTCGGCAATAATCAATTGTGCTTTGGGGATTCCATAAACTTTGAAGTTTTGGAAATGGTCATTGAATAATTCAACCTTGTTCATCGCTTCACAATATCATAAATCGCCCGTGTCAATTCAATATCATAAAGTGCATTATGCAAAGAATCATCAGACACGGACACGCCCAAGAACTTTGCAACGGTGGACAACTTGAAATTCTCCATATCGGCGCGGCGGTCGGCAAGGTAAGCGGATGCAAGAACCATCACATCAATGGAATTTGACCAAAACCAAGAACCAAAGTATTGGTCACCGTTCTGCAAGAAGAATCCACGCAAAAATTGATTGTCAAATGCGGCATTGTTATAACCTACCAAAAAGAACTTGTCTTTCTTGTCGTACTTGTCCACATACTTGCCAAGCATTGCCACAAATTCTTGATAAACTTGTTGCATGGGTGGGTATGCAAGGACTTGTTCACGTGTCACCCCGGCAACCTGCAAGGCGGCATCTTCAATCACCGCTTTGGGGTTCGGTTGAACGTGAAAGTCGAAATCCTGAATGTGCTTTCCATCAATCACGATTGAACCGCTTATTTGGTGGATTCCGTTTCGTCCGGGGTTTGTCCCGGTTGTTTCAAGGTCAAAAAATAATAGTTTCATTGTTGCATTGATTTATAGTGATACACTTATTGATTAAAAAGATTTGGTTCGGGTGGTCTGTTAGCTGCTTCAATGTCTTGCACCCTTTTTATTTCTTGGTCGATTTCCCTTTCAACCGCCTTTGACTTTTCAAGGGTCAAATGACTACGGCTTTTGAAATACTCCTTTTGCAATCGGCGCATTTCCACCACCTTATCGAAAAATTGTCTTGCATTCATTGTTTCTTATATTTTTGATAACCATTGTTCATAAATCCGGGATGCAACTTGTGCCATCATCACGGGCGGCACTGACATTCCGCAAATGTATTGTGGGCTTTGCCCGGCAAAGTTGTAATCTTGTGGGAAACTTGAAATACAACACACCTCGCTTGCACTCAAAAATCGGGGTTGCTCAAAGTGAATCAAGCATGATTCCTTGCTTGCAAGGGTCGGGCATATCCTATCCATATACACATAAGTTTGACTGAAGTTGCTTCCTTTGCCATACAACCGTTCATTTGCCGCGCCTTGGTTCAAATCTCCATGTTGGCGATTCTCCCACAACAAGCGTATCACCTTTGATTTTGCTTCACGACCCTTGAAATCGGCGCATTCTCCAAACATTATCGGTTCTTCCTTGAAAGTCATATCCAAGTATGGAAACGCATTAAACAAGTCATATTGGCAAGGCACTTTGTCAATCAAATCTTTGCGCAAGCACACGAAAAAGACACGTTCACGGCGTTGTGGAACTCCCATATTTTGTGCATCAAGCAACCAATGTTGGCAATAATATCCGGCATCCTCAAAGGATTCATATATGCGCCGGACATATTGTTTCGCTTCACCAAGCAACAAGCCCTTGACATTTTCAGCCACAACAACTTTCGGTTGAAGTCTTTTCGCAAGGTCTATGAAGTCAAAAAACAACGTGTCCAACACTTGTTCCGCCTGTCCCTCTCGAAAGTGCTTCATCTTTCCCCAAGCATCTTCCCGACTTCCTGCCATGCTGAAAGTCGAACAAGGGGGCGAACCATCCAAAATGTCAAGGTTGAACAATTCCGGGGGCAAATCTTCCTTATGCTTGAACTCTTGGATGGGTTCAAGGAAAGGGAACTTCGGGTTGTGATTCTGACAATATGCGTACATCATGCGGTGGTCTATCTCGTTGCAACCGATAACATCAAACCCGGCAAGTTTGTAACCCATCGAACTGCCCCCCCACAAGCAAAACAAGAAAACACCTTGCCTTTGTCTTTGGTAAAGTGGGCATCCGCTAAATTCCAACGGTAATCAAATTTATGTTGAATCATATTTTTTCTACTTTTTCAATTTTTTTGCCCCACTGGTCGTAATACACTGCCTTGTTTTTGTGAACACCGCAAAGCATCTTCACGCTTCCATCCTTGAATGTTACTTTATACTTGGCGGAATGCGGGCAATCTTTATAATTATGCCATCCACGAATGCAGGTTGTTCCACAATCAATTGAATCATCGCACTTTATTTTATCTTTCATCACTTGTTGTATTTAATATATTATTCACCCTTGTTGCCATATCTCTGAATTGTGGGTTGTACCGAAAATCATCTTCATACTTATTCAGCAAATGAAGCATTGAAGAATGGTCGCGGTGAACGTACTTCGCAATCTGTGTCAGCTTCATTTTTGCACGGCGACAATGGTACACGAACAACATCCGGGCAAAGAATCCGTCACGTTTCCGGGACTTTGTGATATATTCGTGGAACTGCATCCCGGTAACTTCGTGGATTGCATTCTGAATCCGCATCACTTCTTTGTTTTCCCGGCACACTTTCGATTCAAACCAAATGTCCTTTTCAAGTCGTGTTGCCGCGTCGTACTCGATTGAAGCACCTTTTGAACCAATCCAATTGTCCATCATGTAGATTGCATCACAAGACAAAAGCAATTCAAAATCCTTAACCATGTGTTGTTCCCAAGTGGCATCAGGGGACAAACCTTTTTCCATCGGGTTCACGACTTCAAAGCCTATTTCTTCAAGCAAGGCTTGTGCATCGGCGAATTTTCGCCTTGTTTCTTCAAGTGGCAAGCCTGTAATCTTGCCGGATATATAAATTTTCATTTTCTTGTATTGATTTGTTGGTTGTTATATAGAAACTTGTTCACGAAATAGATTTGCCCTTTCCCCGTTACCTTTGTTGTGGTTGATACAAGGGTTTCGCCGTTGGCTTTCTGAATGGTGGTTTTCTTCATTTCAAACAATCCCATTTCCATTGCCTTTTGGGTGGGTTGGTTGTACCGTTCACCATATTGGCACAAATAGCCATTTTCGCGCATCCAAGCGAAAAGCCGCTTTTCCCCGGTCTGAACACCATTTTGGCAAATGATTTTAGCCAATTCACCAATCAAGACGGATTGTTTTGCCGTTTCAACCGCTTGTGAAAACAAGACACGGGGTCTTTCCGCTTCAATCTGCTTTTGTTGCTTTTCTATCTGTTCCGCCTGTGAAGCTGCAAGGCGCAAGGCTTCCGCGAATGTTTGAGGTATCGCCGGGGCTGCTTGCTTCACTTCCTGAACAATCCTTTCCATTGCATTGAATTGTTCAATGAATCCGACCTTGAATTGCATTGCTTTTGCACCTGTCAGACCCATTGCAAGCAATGAAAATCCATCCCGGTTCATCAAATACATTGGTCGCGGTTTGTTTTGTGCATCAGAGTATGTTGATTCACAAAACCATCTTTGGTGGGCTGAATTTTCAGCCGTCCCCAAAATGTTTCTTATGGATTGCATCACGTTCTTGTGTTGCTTTCCGAACACTTGTGCCACCTTGACGGAATCCGTCACGGGTGTTCCTTTGTTGGTCTTATAGACCACATTTTGTTGAATAATGCCGTTCATTGTTTGTGTCAAGTGCATCATCACAATATACACCCTCACAAAGTGCATTGCATGGATGCTCGATTTCACCTTGTTGCCAAGGACAAAACTTGCACAATTCATCGTCCAACTGCTGCTTTAATTCTTCCTTATTCATTTTGTTATAATTTTCTTCTGTCTTTTCCTTTGATTTCAAAGTAATTACACATTTCATTCAACCTACTTGCCACCCGGTCGCCGTATCTGTTCACCAACTTTTCACCATTGATTTTCAGATTTGAGGTTATAAGGGTGATTTCATCGGTCTTGTCGCCCCGGTATTCGATAAGCTGCCGGACAACATCAACACGGTTTCCCATGTAAAGTGATTCTTGCGGCTCACATCCCAAATCCTGAATGCCTAACATGGAAATTTGCTTCAAGGTGTGAATCTCCCCGGTGTCAATGAATTTATCGCAAATGGCATCCGCACGGAATGTTCTCCACCAAAGGGGGCGCGGGCTTGAATCATCAATGAATTGCACCCGGAATCCCCAAGCCGTGCAATATGCAAGCATGATTTCAAGACACCAAGATTTGCCCGTGCCTGTGTTCCCGGCAATATATATTCCCCTTTTCAAGCGACCGGGGACAACCCCTTTCGTTTCCGGGTTCAAACATTGCATTGTGGGGTCACAATGACACCATTTGATAAAGTTTTCGTAAGTGAAGCGGTTTTCATCATCAATCACGAACTTGGGGTTTCGACTTTTTCCGATTGCTTCAACAATCTTCAAGGCTTCCGCAATATCATAATGCAAGTATTGATAACGGGTGAACCCTGCAAACATTCCACGTTGGTTTATGGCATTTAAGATTTGGTCAATGCTTGGCATCTGAACCTTGACTTGCTTTTTGCTACCGTTTTTGTCGGTAAATGTTTCTTTTATGTCCATTCGTCATTGCAACTTTTATTGGTTTGACTTTTTTTTGAGGTTGCCGGGCGATTGTCGCGTTTTGACCACGTTACGATTGCCATGCGCCAATCTTTCATCTTGTTCTTACCGACCATCCAACCTTTGCTTTCATAAAAGGCAATGAATGCTTCCGCATCTATCGAATACCCTTTTTCTTGAATATATGCTTGAACTTCTTGCAATGTAGGGGGGCAAAACCGTTTGACGGTTTTTGCTTTTTCCCTCTCTATATCGTTAGATATAGATTTATTCTTTTCTTTTCTTTTATTTTCTTTTATTGCATTGCAATCCATTACATTTGCATCGGGCTTGCTTTGCATTTGCTTTTCACGCCTTGAAAGCCAACTACTTAAAGCGGCTTGTTTCCGCTTCTCTGTTATGTCGTTGCGCTTGTTTATCCGTGCATTTACCGAATTTGACCAAAACTTTTCGCCATCATTTTGAAACAAATTGAAGTCCCGGACAACACTTTCAACAATGTTGCTTTCCGTATGCAATGCAAATGCAATGCTTTTGCAAGCGGTCAAAGGCAATTCGCCGCCCTGTTCATACAGATTCTCTATAAGACACCAAAAGACACCAAGCCCGGCAATCCCATGTTCAAACAAGACTTCTTGCAACTTTGGGTCATTACGGGCATTGTAATCATGTGAAAAATACTCTTTCATAACTTTGCACGTTTTTGTGATTCACCAAGCCCGAACAATGCGAAATCATATTTGCAAGGGTCGTTTTTATCCAATTCCCGCAATTTGGCGGTCAATTCTTCAACCGTCTTGCGGTCATTGCCGTTCCTCTCAATCAAACCCATTTCGCGCCCAATCCGGGCAACATGGGTGTCAAGTGGTATCATCAATTCACTTGGCTTCAAATTGTGCCAAATACCCATATCAACAATGCCATCTTGCCGACATAGCCAACGCAACATCAGGTTCAAACGCTTGCAAGCTGAACCACCCTTGTGCCTGTTGGGTGTCGGGTTGGATATGTGCCTTGAATACTCACCGCCATTTGCTTGCGCAAACAATTCACGCAACCTTGAAAAGCCATCCCACACATTAGAATCACTTTCGGAAAAGGCGATTGCCAAAGTGTTGCATTGCAGATATACAAATTGCAATCCCCGGCACATATACACCAAGTCCCGACCAAAGAATGTGCGGTGTATATTCATTGCCGGGTCAATGTCATTGAATCTCCCACTTATAACAAACTCAAATGGGCGGTTCTTCATAATATCATGGAACATCTTGCGGCATCCTGTCAATATCTGCTTTCGGTTTCCCCAAGCGATTGTTGAAGCAAGGAATGCGGCAATTTCAATGTCTTGTTGTTTTTCGTATGCCCGTGGGAATTGTACCGGGTCATTTTCAATGAAAGCCGGGGTGTTGAATTGCTCCGCAAGGGCATCCATCTTTTGTTTCAATTCATTCATTGTTGCGACTTTTAAGCCCCCGACCCGGCACATGGTCAAGCCGGGGGCGATTCAACTTCTTAAACCTCAATGATTGCGATTTCCGGGGCAATCTCCTTGACTTGCTCCAATTGTTCGTCAATCACCTTGTCGCGCAAATCTTCAAGGGTTGCTTGCGCTCCGGGTGAAAGCAACACGAATGACACTTCACGCCCATTCACTTGTGCGAATGTTTCAACCTCGATACTTTCAGACGGCAAGCCCTTGAAAATAGGCATTTGAACGGTGAATGATTCCGGCAAGTTGGAATTGACCACTTGGGCGAAATTGTCCGTCCTGTTGCCGTTCTCTTTTACGGCACGGTCAATCTTATTGTTCACATCGGCTGTGAAGTTCATCAGGCTTGAAACCAACTTCATGTTTTCCATGCGGTCGGCAAAGAAAGCCCGGTTCATTTTGATAAACAAGCCAAGTTCCGTTGGTGTCCACACCTTGCCACTATTTATTCCGAACTCAACAAACTTGGGATTGTATGCCAATTTGCCAACAACCTTTCCGCGTGTGTATTCGTCCGCTTCATTGGTTATCAAGGTTATTTCAACCTTATCACGGTTTACAAGGATATGGCAATTCTTCTGTTCAAATTGCCCTGTGTTGATTCTCTTTGCAAGATATTCAACAACCGCACCGATAACGCCCGACAAATCGGTCTTGACCGGGGCTTTCGGTTCAAGTTCTTTGGGGGCTGCACCCTCACGAATCACCAATTCGGCTTTTGCCATGTTTGGTGCAAGATTTACTTGGAATTTTTCGTTCTGCATTTTCTTTTACTTTTGAATGTTAGTTGTTTGTTCCTGTTTTAGCCTGTTCACCGACAACAATTCGTGGTTGAAACAATGTCGGTTGCAGTTCATCAGCGGTTGCCGGGCGGCTCTCTATCATGTCGCCCTCGTCATTGTAGTATTCCGTTACGCGGGCTTCCCGGTCTGTGAACCTGTAACATACTTCATTCACATACTCCGATTTTGCCTTAATGTTGGAAACCATGTTTGCCCGTTGTTCTTTAAGTGGTTTCAAGCGTCCTTTGTATTCGGCTTGCACTTGCTTCATTTCCGCTTCGATTTCAGCAATCTCAATCGACACGTTGGCAAGATTTTCTTTGTGTCCTTGCAGTTCTTCCGGGGTGTATGGCTTCATGTACCCCTTGTTTTCGCAAGCATCGCAATTGTCTTTCAGAAAGGCAACACGTTCAATCTTGCTTGTGTACTCTTTACCAAGTGACTTTCCCATGACCATTTTGTTTTATAGTGAAACACTTGGTTGTCTGAACAACAAAACATCATTCCACAAGTCAATGAATTGTTCCCCGAATTGGCGGGCGCGGTCGGATGTTTTGAAGCAAAGCCGAGAACCGAAAGACGCATACGCAGACGTAGCCGTATGACCCGTATACGCAAACACGAACCCCGCAGCAGCATTGGAATATACAAACCACGGAAACCATTTCGTTTGATTTCGGTTTGAGAAATCCGGGGTGAAATTATCTTCCTTGTTCCATGCCTGTGCAATGGTGAACAACTCATTCAGGGCGACAAGGGCTTTCATGTGCTTGGGGTTTATGTCGTTCACCAATCGGGCGACATCTTCAAGTTTCACACTATTGTCGGAAAGAATCTTCTTTGATACGGTGAAGTCGGCATTTGGCTTGCCATTAAGATGCTTCCGGGCTTTTTCAAAGTCGGTGATACACTCGTTTACTTCCTTGATTTCGACTTCTTCAAGGGAGAAATCAAACGGGGTCAGATAATCTTCATCTTCCGAATCCAAATCTTCATTGTGATTCTCGATAAAGTCCATCATTTCGTCCGCAGCTTCATTCTTTGAATCGAACTTGCCGCAAATCTCTTGCGTTTTCTTGTTTGTGATTAAAAACTTTTTCATGTCTTTTTGAATTAAAAGGGTGATTTGTTGAAATTTAATGTCATTCCACTTTCCGCAATGTGGATGGTCTTACCTGTCGCTTCCATGATTCCTTGCCGGAACTCACTTGCATTTGAATTGCCATCGGAAAGGTGTATCAACACAATGTTGTTCACCCCCGACAAGTCATTTGCAAGCAATGTCCCCTTGCAAGTTTCATATTCCATGTGGGATTTCATGGTTCGCGCCCTCAATGCACTTGGCAATCTGCCGGATTCAACATTGGCATCCAAAATGTCTTGTCTGAAATTACATTCAATCAAGATATTGTTCAATCCTGCAAACGTATAGTGCAAATAATGCGTATCAGTCGCAAACAAGACCATTCCACATTCCGGGTGATATATCAGGAATCCGAAAGGTTCGGCGGCATCATGTATGGTGTCGAATGCTTGAACCCTGAAATTGCCGATTTCGACAATGCACCCGGCTTCCATCATAAGCGGTGACAAATAGGGGCTTTTGAACTTCTTTATCACTTCATGCAATGTTCCCGTGGACATATACACGGGGATTTGCGCCTGAATGAAGTTTTCAACGTGTTTGGCGTGGTCGCCATGTTCGTGTGATACAATCGCCCCTTTGATGCGTGAAACATCGAAATTGACCGCCTTTTGCACTTCTTTGAATGAAATGCCACATTCTATTGCCAAGGCTTCCTTGCCATTGTCAAGCAAGTAACAATTGCCCTTTGAGGATGAACCCAATACTTTAAGCTGCATAACCTTTCGGATTTAGGGTTTAGAAACTGGGTGAATTTTGCGGTTCTTCCGTTTTCGGTGCTTCTTCCGTTGGAATCTCGCTCTTGATTTCCCCGGTTTGGGCATCAACAACCGTTTTTGTTGTTTTGTCTTTACCATCTGCCAAGTCCATGCTTATTTGTTCCTTGTTAGCATTGTTCTTGCGTTCTTCTTCCGGGGTGTCCTTGATTTCTTGATACTCGACATCCTGAATGTCTTGGTATTCCTCAATGGTTTTCATACCCATTGAAAGTTCCGGCGCATAAGCACTTGTCCAAAATGATGCGGCACGATACATTAGCATTTGCCGTGTCATTGTCTGCCATTTTGAACCGTTCTTTGTGAACCAACCCTCTTGAATGGCAAGCCGGACGGAAACGGGCGAACTTTCCAACATCTTGTCCGAACCCTTGGCGGTCGTGAATGCGACACATTCAATGTCCATCACCTTTTTGCCGTCAAATTGCTTGGTTACGGCACGTTTGGAACGTGTTGCATTGTCCCAAACATAATCCGTGTAATCCACCATCCCCAACATACCCTTTTCGATAAATCTGTATTGTAAGGGATTGAAACGCCCGCAAGTGTTCACGGTTGCGACAAGGAATTTGGACGACCAAGACGGTTTGCCATAGATGGGAACCATGTTTTGCATCACCATCAAAGGACTTGCGCCGATACGTTGTGCAATCTCAATAGCAATCATGCAATTTGCCATTGCTTTTTCAATCGGATTTTTCTCTGAAACCTTATACATTTCTGGCACAAGTTCGGATGAAGCAAACAACTTGCACACACGTTGCATTGTGTCAAACTGCACCGGGTCAAAGAAGTTGAACCCTACTTGGGTGGGTTGTGAAACAACCACCGCATTGTTGTTTTTTGGCTGTAATTCGTTCATTGTCTTATGATTTAATTGTTAGATTTATGGTTGTCAAATCCCCCCCCAATTTATCCATCAGGGTTTTAATTGAAGCAAGTTTCAGACCCTCAACAACAAGTTCCCTTGTTTGCTCCTGTGTGGCAAGTTCCGCAATTGCCCGGACTATTTGCCCTTGATTGCCCATGATTGCGATTTCTTGGGCGGTGGTGTTGGAATCTTCCGGGGTTTCGGTGGCTAATATCACCAAACCGCGCTTTGTCTTGTTTTCACTTGTCATTTCTGACATTGATGTTGCAAACTCTTCCACCTTGGAAATGAATGCACTTTTCTTGTTTTCTTCCATTGTTACGAAATTTTATTGAATTGTTAATTTGTTGTCTTTGGTGACAACAAGGTTTATAATCTGACTTTCCGTTGGGATTATCTCATTGACACTTTCGCGACCGTCAATGAATATCGGGGCACAAATGCCATAATGTCGGCAAAGGGTGTTGATAATATCCAACCCGGCATTGACTTGTCCGGCGGTGTTGGCACTGCCATAAGGCACACCATCAACAAGCGGAACGCACGTTTCAACGGCATTGCCATCAAAGGTGTAATCATACAACTTGAATGAAACGAACTTGAACATGGCATTGATGCGTTTTTCGCATTCGTCAATCTTGGTCTTGGTGAATTGCTCAATGGTGTATTCTTCACGCTCGACATCGGCGATTTGTTGTGCCAACTTCTTGCCGTTTTCTTCAAGCTGTGATATTTCCTTTTCACAACGTGAAATGGCATCACGTTTTGCAAGTCTTGCTTTCAGTTCATCGCGCGAAGCGTTCCACGTTGCCTTTTGGCTCTGCAAATCCTTTGTGTCAATCCCGGTGTTGTCGGTTGAAACGGTGGCTTCAATGTCGGCGATTTCCTTTTGCTTGGCAACCCATTCGGGGATGTTTTCAGGCACAACGGCGGCAACATCAACAACGGGGATTCCGGCAAAAGATGCTTCCAAGATTTCAATCTCTTTGGTCAAAGATTCGCTTTGCTTCTTGGATTCCTCGATTGATTCCTTGATGCTCTCAACCCTTGCTTCCTTTTCGGCGATTCTTGCGCCAAGATTCTTGCCCTTTTCGGTGATTTCATTGCATTTGTCAGCTTGTGCCCTGTTGAACACTTCACGGGCTTGCGAAAGCATGGATTCGGGCAATTCTTGTCCGCAATGCGGGCATATTGTACCACCGTCATATTTCTTGCCGTTTTCCTTGTACCATTCATTGCGGATGGTGTCTTGTTCTTCTTTGAGTTTGTCAATATCCCGGTGGATGCGTGCGACCTCAACTTGCCCGTTGGTTATATCCTTTTTCACGGAATCAAGTTCACGTTTCTTGTCCTTGATGCTGCTTTCCAATTCCCGGCGTTTGCTATTGGCTTCAAAGGCGGCATTTTGCGCTTGTTCCTTTGCCTTGAAAATGATTTGTTGGCATTCTGACTTCAACGTATTTATTTGCTTCTGCTTTGCTTGCTCCTTGTCATACTGCTTGCGTATGGCGGCAGTAACATCGGCAATTGCCTTGTCAATGTCGGCAATCTCCCTGTCTGCACGTTCAATTTCCATTTCTATTGCATGGAAATCTTCATTTTCCGGCATCATCTTGTGGGTTTGGTCAATGCGCGGTTGGTTTTGGTCAAGTTCACCTTTCAAACGCTTCTTTTTAGCCGCGATTTCGGCTTTGAAGTCTGCGAATGATTTGCCGCTTATCTTATCAAGCAAAAGGGCAAATTCGGGCTTTTGTGAAGCAATTTCGGCATCTGTGATTGTTCCGGCAAGCTGAAACAATTGTTCGCGCTGCAACTTCCAATCCATATTCACAAAGAAAGCCGGGTTGGTAATCATCTTGAATACGGATGAATCAATGATTGCTTCAATGCGCTTGGTGTATTCGCCCACCTTGACCGGGGTTTCATTCCACCAACATTCCGTGTGATTTCCCTTGAACACTCGCTCAACTTGTCCACGCGGTTTTACCCAATCTTCAACAAAAGCACGTTTCAGGGTGATTTCCTCACCATCAACGACAATTACACCTGACACACTGCATTCCACGTTGTGAAGCTCTTGCCCGTTAATGCGTGTCTTTACTTCGTAATCCTTGCGGTCTTTGGTGTCTTTGCCAAACAACAACCAAATGAATGCGTCAAAATGTCTTGACTTGCCAAGACCATTGCCGCCGGAAATGGTTGTAACATCGGCATTGAAATTCGTTGTCCGCTCCTTTTCACCCTTGAAGTTTACAAAGGTCAAGGACTTTAATGTTACTTGTTTCATTGTTGCGATATTTATTTGTTATTAAATAGTTCCAAAGCCAATTCAACATCAACCACAATTATACGCCCATGTTGGGTAATAGCCCGGTCAATGCGCCCACTTCGTTTGATGCGGTTTGCCGTTGTCATGCTACAATTGAAAATTTGAGCAATCCCGGCAATGCCATACACCTTGCGATGTTCCTTGACTTCTTGGGGGGCTTGTTTCGGTGCTTCTTTCGCACTTTCCAACAATTCCATCAGTTGCCCAACCGTTAGGTCGATAATTCTTGTTTGTGGGTCAATGTTTATCATTCTTCATCTTCCTTGAAATAATCGGGGATTGGTATTTTCTTTAAGAAATGTGCGGATAATGCAAGGCTTGCCACCTCCAAGAATAAAAACCACAAGGGGGCATCCTCCGTACTGCACAAAAGGCAAAGCGATATTGAGAACCACCAAACCACGGCTTTTTGTTTGATTGTTAAGCCTTTCAAGACAAAGGCATTTTTTAATTCATTCATTGTTGCGAAATTTTGATGTTAAACGAATGGTGAAAAATCCCCATCAGCCTTTCGGCGACCACGTACACGGCAAATCCTTGTCGTTGTTGTCCGGGCATTACGTGCCATAATCACGTTGTCATTTGACCACATTTGAGGTATCAGAATACCCAAAAGGAACAATGCAAACACTTTTCTTTTGAATGGTGAAAGTTCAAATGATATGTGAAATGTCATGCAAAACCACCACGCGGACAATTCATTTACCTTGGTGCATCTTGTTTTCTCAAAGATGTTCCGGGCATGATTTTCAACCGTTCTTTCCGAAATATAAAGGCGGTTTGCTATATCCTTTTTAGTTGCGCCCCATGCGAATAATTCCGCAATTTCGGATTCGCGTTTGGTGAGTTTTACGGCATCTTCTATCATTCTGCAATCCCCCAAACATCAGTGATTCCAAATTCCGAAAAGACTTCTTCCACCGCCTTTGCTTCCGAAACTTTTGGTTCAACCTTTCCTTTCATGCGGATAAGGAATGCCGCCCGCGTTGTCACATTCAATGCCGCCATCAGCTTTTCGCGGCACGTTGGTATGTCGCCATTACGAACTTGCGACCACCCTTTTGAAAATGAAAATTGTTCTTTGCTCATTACTCTTTTATTTTTAATTATTGTAAAATTGCGGCACAATTTTTCGTCATGTCGCAAATTTGACGTAAATTTGCTATTTGTTTCAACGAAACTTTGCTTTACCTTTGCATTGTTTTCGTTTACGTTTGCAAAGATACGGCATATTGTGCGAAAAACCAAATTTTTATCACACAATTTTGCGTATTAAATTTGCGTGTATAACATAACTAATTGAATATGAATGAATTTGATATTAAAAAAATTCGTGAGCAATTGAATGTTTCGCAAGAAAAACTTGCGGAAATGCTTGGAGTACACCCAAGAACCGTTCAAAATTGGGAATCAGGTACAACAATACCGAAAGCAAAACACGCAATGTTGCGTGATTTGATGCTAAAACAACATCAGTATGCCGGGGGTGCTGAACAAAGCAATGTCAATGGCGACAATATCAACGGCAACAATGTGACGGTAAACAACAAGCCTGACACCGCAAGATTGTTGGATTTGCTTGCAAGCAAGGAACAATCACTTGCCAAGGCACAAGAACACATTGATAAATTATTGGTGATAATTGAACGACTAACAAAATAAAGATATGGACACAATACAAATCAAGGTGAATGACTATTACGGCAACCCATCTTATTATTCGGTTATGCCGGAATCCATCTTTGATGCACTTGAACTTGCATCATTAAAAGGTGAAGAACTTGCCACCGTTGAAAGGGCGGCATTTGATAAAATGATTGTTGAATACGACAAAAAGATGAAGCCATGAAAGTATATAGATACCTTATATTAGCGTTGCTTTGCGCCCTGTCTGTTTCTTGTTCAAAGGATAATACATTGGACAATGAAGAACCCCAAACCGTATTGTCCGATATTGCCGGAACATGGTTTCAATATGCTTATTTGTGTTCCGATGGGTACTTTGTGGATATATCAGACACCGGGGATTGCGCATATTATGAATTTGCCTATCCCAATATATTCACGCAATACACCGTAAATGAATCCGGGGAAAAGGAAATCATAAAACAAGGGGAATGGGTATATAATGCCGAAACAAAGATTGCCCATATTACAGAACCGAAAGGATGGAATCTTGACATCGCCTTTGATTTCGGTGTTTTGAATGATTCCTACATTGCGACAATGAAAATAAAAGGTCGCACACAAAATTCAAGTTCAACAATTAAGGCAAGACTTTTACGATGAAGAAAAGCATAAATCCCCGTGCCTTTGAAATTCAACGCAGATTCTTTCAAGCGTTGGATTTGGCTATTGCATCGGAAAAGGTGAATGGCTTGAAAGGATTTTGTGAAGAACACAAGTTGAATCGCACAAAGTATTCACGCATTAAGAATGCGTTGGATAAACCCATTGAGGAATCAACGTATAAAATGATTGATATTGACGCGCTGGCGGCTCTCTGTTCGGATTTTGGTGTGTCGGCTGAATGGTTGTTGCTTGGTCGGGGAAAGATTCTTAAAACGGAAAAGCAATGAAAATTCAGTGGGGCGTAAAATTCATATTGCACAAACGGCATTCAAGGGACACAAAAGCATCCATCCGAATGCGTGTCACTTTGCGCGGTCAAACTCCTATTGATTTCCCGACAAGGCTTGATATTGATATTGAACAATGGGACACGACCACACAACACGCTTTGAGTGCTGCACCGGGGGCATCTGCAATCAACCGCACCATTGATGAATGGAAAGCCAACATCAATGAAATCTTTGCCCGGTATGAATTACTTGAAAAGCGTGTTCCGACCGTTGGGGAAATCAAAGACCTTTTCAATGATATGGTCGGGCGCAAGACAAAGACGAATGAAAGTGTGCCGAATCCCGGCGACAATCTGTTTACCGTGTTTGACATCTTCACGGACACGATGGGCAAGCAAAATCAATGGACGGATGCAACACACGAAAAGTTTGCAGCCTTGAAAAGACACTTGAAAGACTTTGACCCCAAGTTGTCTTTCCCGCAAATTACAGAATCAAAGATGCAAGCATATCTTGGCTATCTGAACAAGCAAGGATTCCGAAACACCACCATCGCCAAGCATCTTGCATTTGTGCGTTGGTTTTTCCGTTGGGCTGCATCAAAAGGATATTATGATGGTGATATTCACGACACATTCAAACCAAAATTGAAAGGGACGGACGGCAATTCAAAGGAAATTATCTATTTGACCCAAGCCGAAATCAAGTTGCTGGAGAATTACCAATTCTTGCCGACACAAAAGGCACTTGAACAAGTCCGGGATGTTTTCTTGTTCTGTTGCTTCACCGGGTTACGATATTCGGATGTTGCCAAATTGAGAAAAACGGATGTTAAAGATGGATTCATTGATGTTGTAACACAAAAGACCGTGGATGGCTTGCGCATTGAGTTGAACAAGCATTCACAATCCATCCTTGACAAATACAAAGACAAAACATTGCGCGGTGATTTGGCTCTGCCTGTGATTGCTAATACAAAAATGAATGCACATTTGAAAATCTTGGGGCAAGTGTGCGGCATTGATGAACCGATAAGGATTGTATATTTCCAAGGGAATGTCCGGCATGAAGAAGTGTTCCCCAAGTGGGCGTTGCTCACCACCCATTGCGGGCGGCGCACGTTTGTTGTTACCGCCTTGCAGCTCGGAATCCCAAGTGAGGTGATAATGAAGTGGACGGGACACAATGATTTTTCGGCAATGAAACCATACGTTAAAATTGTCGATGAATTGAAAGAACGGGCAATGTCCCGGTTTGACAATTTATGATGGTACACGAATATATCAACGTAAAAACCACGTACACGAATTTGTACACGATATTTTGCCGTATTTATGGCATTGTATGGCATTGTATCATGTCATTTTGTGATATGATAGGGGCTAATGTGCTGAAATTTCGTGATTTTGGCTTTTCATGGAATCATAGCGTTTCAAAGGTTTTAGTCCCTCTCTCTCCGCAATAAACGCTGAAAATCAGCAAATTGCAAAGCAAACACCCAATTTTACACCCAAGAATGTAAAATTGGGTGTTTTTGTATTCTTTAAGATTGATAGTATGGGAAGGTAAGTGGAAAACCTCCCTTTTAACGTGCAAACCACTTGTTTTTTCTTGGATATAACGGGGAATTTACGGATTAATCTCAACTATTAAAAACTGTCATTCAACAAGTTCAAATTCACATTTTCCCGATTCACATCCATTGAATATAACAGCAATCTGATGAATGCCGGGATAAAAAGTTCTTGTCGTTATGGGGCGAAACGAATGTTTCCTATTGACTTCCGTAATGGAGTTTCCTTTGTATTCCTTCTCACTGATTTTATAGACTTTCCTCGTCATCTCTCCATTCATTTTCCGATAATAGATTCCGTATTCCAATCTTATTGTCCGTTTTTCCGTATTATAATTGTTTAGATTAAAACAAAATTCAACAGAATCACCCATTTTTATTCTTTTTGTAAGAATCTTAAAGTCACCTATGCTGATATTGTCATTCAAACTCAGTCCAAACAGGTTCAATATCTCGTGATTCCCCTGCTTAAGCAATGTTCGGCATCCATGCTTGATAACCCAATCAATATTCTCTGATTGCCCTTTCCATTTTTTAGCCAAAGCAATTACGATTTGTGGATTATCCTTTGAAATATCGTTCAGGTTATTGGCAACACTCAACCTTACAAACCTGGATGGATCGTTTTTCAGATTTTCCATAATCGGAATGATGGGAGCTGGATTTTCTTTTAATTTAGGCAATGACATCGCCCACGGCAGACGAGGTCTGCACCCTTCCGATGCAAGCCTCCTTACCCCCCAGTGCGGATGTTTTGACCAAGCCAACATCTGTTTCATCATTTCATCTTGATATTTCACAATAAAGGCATGGGTCACAAATTCGCAAGTCGTGAATTGCGTAATTCGCTCAATGGCTTTCACTGATGTCTCATAGTCCTCTATTCCATATCGCTCCACATAATGGTCCAAAATAACCCCATATTCTAATGTCAGCAAATTGAAATTTTTATCGTCTATCTTTGAAAAATCGAGCAGTCTAACTTTTACACAGTCTAATAATTTAAAGATTTTCGCAACAGCTTCTTTATACTCGGTTGGCATAAACTTGTGCAGAACAGTAGTTATGTGTGCAATCCGCTGCTTATAACCTCTGTTCTCCCATTCTTCATCCATAACTAAAGTTACAAACTTGTCTACACTCATGTTCTGGAGAACAAGAGACAAGTCGTTGACAAACCTTCCAAAGAATGGCTTATCAAACATATTTTTAAAAGATTCTGCCATTACTTTTATCTTACTACTATACCATTTTCGATGTTGATTTCAATTTCATAGTCCTTTATATCCTTGATTCCGATGCCGCTATGAGTTCTTTATCTGCTTCGATATTCTTCATCTACAAAATAATACAATGCTCCATAGCACGATGGAGCGATTTATAAATGCAGAAGCACAAACTACTGATGCAACACTCGAAGTCGAAAGTCGTAGGAAACCTTGTGTACAGATGTAGAGGTAGCAGCCCATGCTGTATGCGTGAGAACCACTATGCAATCCCAGTACACTGGTGAATTTCCTACGTTCTCGACTTACAAGAGAGCATAACGCTTCTTATTTTCTTATTTCTTGGAAAGAGTTGCCCCTATCCGAATGCAAAATTAGTTATTTTATTGATGTTTTGCATTATATAGAGCGGAATTATAGCTTGAATCCTCTACTTTTTCTTGATTCTTCTACTGATTGCCGTAAACCTTGCCGAAGTTTCTCCCATTGCTCTTTGAACCATTCGCCTATCGGTTGCCTGTTTATTGTAAGCACCAGTTTATTATTATCAACCGAACTTTTCTCAATCTTGAAAATATCATTCTTGATTTCAAATCTTCGCCTATGCTCTTCAGAATAGATTTTTCCATTGCATCTGATTGCTTCCTTTTTTGTCAAAAGACTGTTTACCATATCTTTGGTAAATCCGATGGCATAGCAGAGTTTTTCCATTCTCAACATCTCTTTGAGTAAAGGGAACCAGTTGAACGCCTTTTCAAGAATGGTATTCAATCGTGATATTTCCTTGTCTTTGGCTTCAAGCTCTTGATTATGCACTCCTTGAAGATTACGAATCTGTTTGCCATGCTGTTCCTGCATCTGTTGCATACGGACTTTTAAATCGTCAATGCTTTTGTTCCGTTTGGCAATCTCCTGATGCAGTTCCACATTGCTATGCTCCAGCTCTTTCAGTTTTCCGCTGCCGAAAAGAGAACCTACACCGCTTGCTATGGCTGTGGCAGCATCGGTGGCTGCGCTTTTGAGCTTGTCGGTGCGTATCTCCGATTTTACCTGTTTGAGTTCCTGTTCGGCAAGTTCCACCTGTTGTTCTTTATGCCGCTTTGCAGCATCTATGCGTTGCAGTTCGGCTTTCTGTTTTTCAATGATGAAGTCATTGCGTTCCAGATGTTCTTTGCCAGTAACATTTTTTGATTGCCCACGTTCCATCATTAGAATGTCTGATGCCAAAGTCTGCATTTTTGCCATATCCTCGTCATTGAGTTTACGGCTCTTTCCTGTATCGTGGTTCATCCAGTCAAAAACAATATGGGCATGATAATTCGGCTTAAACCATTTTTCACCCACTTGAAAACTCTCTTTGTCTTCTGCGTCAGGTTTTTCACCCAGCCAATGTCCTTCGTCCTTATGCAGGAATATTTGGAGTGGCGTGATGCCCCAGCGTCTTTGGCACTCTTCGCCAAATTCACGCACATCTGCCAATGTGGTGTCCGCTCTGATGAGCAACACTCCCTCACGGATAGGTGAACATCCTGCCACCTTGATTATTTTACCATTCTTTCCTTTGCGTTCCCGTTCTTTTTCCTGCATGGCACGTCCGGTCTTTTCCTTGACCATCCGTTTGATATTGTCATAGTGCGTTTGCAGTTCGGGAGTGCCGAAGTTCGGGTTTATCCATTGTTCGTTGTCGGCAGAAAGTTCGGACACAACATAGATTTTGGACACCCCGATGTTTCGTATATACTCGTCAGTCCTTCGGTTATGCGCCTCACTCGATGCGATGTTGCAAGGCTTTATGTGTATGCTTGATTTTGTTGCCATAGCTTCTTTTTTTGTTTACATTAGATTACTTTGTCCGCTTCCGTAACGGGGTTCTTAGGGGTAACCCATAAGCGGAGATTGCAAAGAGAGGGTCACTCTTTGCTCGGGGTTCTCAGGGGTGAAACGCCCTGAGTGGGTCATTAGGGCAAAGCCCTAATCCCCTCGGGAGAGCCCACAACTACGGAAGCGGAGCGTGTAGTTATAGTGGGCTATAACCGAAAGCCGTTCTTCTTTTTCGGTGGCTGGGTGTGCGTCTCTCTTACGGACTGGACTTGCCTGTTTCTTTCAGCCTGTTTCTGTAGGTATTCGTTCAAGTCCTTGCATCCGCTGTAGGTCTGCGAAGCGTCACGGATGTATAAGTCTCTGCCGTATTCCATACGGATTTGCCGGAGTGCTTCCATCCCTGCACGGTCATTGTCAAAGAAACAATGTATGCGCTCGTAACTACCCAACGGATAGAGAGCCTTGCTCACATTCGATACAGAGTTCAATACCATATAATCTTGTCTGTCCAGTTCGGGAAATTTCGGGCAATTTTCCAATCTCAAAGTAAGAAATGAAAGATAGTCCATAAATCCCTCGAACACATAACAGGTATTCCTTGCTTTCCCCGACTGTCTGATATGGGAGATTTCCTTTGGGGCGATGCAGCCCTTGAAATAACGGTTACGAATCTCATAGCCGCCCGATATGTTTGGAAAGGCAATGGCGAAATACCGTTTGCCGTTGTTGGTGAAATGAGCTTCGCGGCATTCTCTTTTCGCCAGTTCCGTGTTTATTCCCCTTTCCTGCAAATAGGAGAGCAGGGCAGGAGAAGAAAGCGGTACAATCTCCAGTTGTTGAAAACGTGGCTCGGAAGATGACTGCTTGCCAAAAGAGAAAGAACCAGGACGGATATGTGGTGTCTGTTCTGCTATGCGTTCTAATATATAAGGTATATGGTCGGTAGCATATAAGTGTGAAGCCAGTTCGATGATGCCGCCGCCTTTGCCGAGTGCAAAATCATACCATTGGTTGCGCTCGGTATTTACCTTGAACGAGGCTTCGGTTTCTTCCCTTAACGGTGATTTATACCATAGGTTGATACCCTGTTGTTTGACGGGAGAATATCCCAAACTGTGCAGATAATCCGCTATCCTGATTTGCTTGGCTGTCTGTATATCCATAAGATAATTGTTTGAGTAGTTAATGAATTGATTTATTTTTCTTTTCGCCCGTACCATTTTAAGAAGTACGGTCTATATAACCACTTCACTAAATTGTCGTATATATAGAGTACGGCAATAAAGTGAAGCGGTTTATCCATTCCTTGCATCACTTCGCTTTATCCTTAATATATAGACCCACAGAATAAAGTGAAGCGAGTGCAGGTAACGGGTTAATAGTGGAAGTCGGGCATGAATGTGTATTTTCTGCCGTTCTCCTGCACTATCATCCGTTTGTTGCGAAGCATGGTGATGAGCGGTACCGCCTTTTGATGGTTCAGCTTTACACCTATTGACGTATAGCTTTTGATTAAGGCATCTTCCAGTTCCTTGTAACCGTATTCCTCTTTCAGCCCGAAAACGGCTTCCAATGCGATACGGTGCTGCTGCTCGGTAATATGCCTGTAAGGGTCGAACTTTTCCTCTTCCGGTCTTCCCGGTTTCTTCGCTTCGGGTTTGTAACCCTCTATGAGTTCAGGCAAGGCACTGTCATTGATACGAAAGGCAAAAGGCTCGAAATCCATTGCCCGGATGTGCATGGCTGAAACATTGCTTATATCTCCGTTGCTTTTGTCTTTTTCCACCAGCAATACGGTTTCCGCCTTATTGTTCAACTCCGTGCCGATATGCCCTCTCGCATTCTCATCCCCTTTGTTCTGGTGCAGTATCGTATGGATATGTATCTGCCTGTCGTCCGTCCACTGCATCAGTTTGGATATGATGCGTGTGGATTCGCCGGGGCTGTTGATGTCATATACCATGTCACGGATGCCGTCTATGATTACAAGACCAATGTCGGGCGTATTATAGATAGCCTGTTCGACAATCCTGATACGCTGTTCAGGTGTGTATTTTCTCAAGGCGAGAAACTCAAGGTTCTCATTATCCCTGTCATCAGGCAAGTCAGCCATCCGTAAAATGCGTTTCATGACTTTCAGGCAATGATAAGGACTTTGCTCCGTATCAACATAAAGCACTTTCCGCTTCCCGTCGGAGAGTTCCGCTACATACCGCAACACTGTGCCATTCTTCAATGCGGCGGCTACAATAGCCGAAACATTGAATGTCTTTTTACTTTTGGCTTTGCCGATGGATGCGCTGAAATTGCCCAATGTCCCAATGACAGAACCATGCACTTTGAGGATTTCGGGTGCTTTCTCATAACTTTTCGACAGGCTCAAACGTGAGGCTTGCCAAAGGATTACGGCTTCTTCTGCCGATATGTCCTTAAACTCTTTCATGTAGTCCATAGCCATTCCTCCCGTTATTTCCGTCCTCCGGTTTTCTTTCCTGCCAGTTCAAGGGCAAGTTCCGCATCCACGATAATCTTGCGCCCTATTTGCGTAATGGCTTTGTCTATCTTTCCGCTTTTCTTTATGCGGTTGGCGGTGGGCAGGCTGCACCCGAACAGTTTGGCTATGCCCAGTATTCCGTACACATATTTTCTTTCTGTGTCCGTAACGGGTCGTGGTTGCGTTTCCGTTTGACCGGAAGCGTGCTTGCTCAGGAATATGAACTCTTCGCCTGTCATCTGCCAGACGGGTTTTAATAATAACTCTTGAAGATTTGTCATCGTTCAATCTATTTAGCCGTTAAACAATCAGCCCTGCGCACTGGCTGTTATCTCTGTTCTCGAACGATGCAAAATTAGATAGGGGAGTGAGTGGAAAGGATGTGGTTGGTATAAATGGAATGTTTTATTATTTCTCTGAATATCAGATAATAAAAATACCACTCAAAAATTAATTTGAGTGGTAAAAGTGGTAATTTCGTAAAATATCAGGGTGTATCACGGATTATCGGAATATTGCGTCCATTTCTTTGGCGAACTTCTGGTTACTGTCACTTGGAAAATCCGACACCGGTTCCTTGTACTTTGACTTGTAGTAGTTCTCGTCAATATCCAACTGTTTCAGGATTATATTCTTCCATTTATCCCTGTCTTGTTTGGGCAGTCTTTCACTCATCAGGAATATCAGGTAACACACCCGTATTTTTTCTCGTGCCTTGATTTTTAATTCCTTTTTACAGGAGGATAGGTTCATGTTGGCATAGAAGTCCTGCGTTGCAATATCTTCAAACTGTTCCCCCACACAGACTTTATGAATAAGCGAAAGTAATTCTGCATCGAAATATTCGGATTGCTCCTTTGGCGCATCCTGCTGTTTCTCTTGCTTGCTCGGTTCATCCGGCTTGTCTTTTTCTACGGGAATATATTTTGCCAATATTTCCATAAAATGGAAACTCAGTTTATAAATATCTCCGCAACAGTTCTCAATATATTGGAGAGATTCCTTTCTTGCCTGCCTTTCCAATTCATAAAGCCTGTCCAGTTCTTCTTTTTCCTTCTCATATTCAGCCTTGCAGCGTTCATACTCCTTTTCGGCTTGCTTTTCTTCTGCTGCCGTATGTACCCTGTAGCCAATGGAATCATACCTGTTGTATGCTTCATTCAAAGGCTTGCTTAATTTTTGTGTAACCTCCAATTGTGCCTTTATATCAGCGTCATATCTGTCGGCAAAGTTGTAGCACACACGAGAAATTATCTCATCATCAAACAATGGATGTTTTTCATAAATGAGTATGTTTTTCTCTATCTCGGTTCTCAGGCTGTTGAGAATCAGAGTATATTTTTCTTTCTGTTTGTCAAGCACCAGTTCAAGGATGGCGGCTTCAAAAGCTTTTGTGTCATTGTATTGCTTATAGAAGTCCGTGATGAATTTCTGCTTGTCAAAAGAGAAAGTATGGCTGACTATAAAGTCGCTGTATATCCGGTTGAGTTCGCCGTATTGGGGAATCATAATCTGTATTTCTCCTGCCATATACGCTTGGTTTATGGATTCTTATCTTTATCAAGAAGGGAAGTCAGTTCTTCCTCCACTTCTTCTATACTTGGCAGAGCCGATTTTAAGTTTTCAGGTATAGCCTTGCTCAGTTGGTAATCGCTGATGCCTATCGGCTGGTCGTAGCCTGTCAATGCGTATTGCGCTACAACTTCGTCTTTCCCCTTGCACAGCAACAACCCGATAGTCTTGTTGTCATTCTCTCCCCTCAGTTTGTCATCCACCACATTGATGTAGAAGTTCAGTTGCCCCGCATACTCCGGTTTGAATGGGGTCGCTTTCAATTCCACTACGATGTATGCGTGCAGGGGGATGGAATACAGAATCAAGTCTGCATAGAAATCGCTGTTACCAATTTGAAAGTGTTTTTGTCGGGCAACAAAGGCAAAGCCATTGCCCATTTCCAGCAAGTAACGGGTGACGTGCTTAACCAATTGTTCTTCTATGTCCCTTTCGTCCGCCTTTTCCTTCGTTCCAGCCAAATCAAAGATGTACGGGTCTTTCAACAGGTAATTGGCAAGGTCGCTTTGCGGTGCAGGAAGCGTGGCTGTGAAATTGTTTACCTTGTTGTTGCTGATTTGTCTGCTATATAAGTTGGTCTCAATTTGTATTTTAAGAACATTACTGCTCCAGCCCATTTCCACGGACTGTTTCATGTACCAATATCCTATGCCTAACGGTAACGAGCCATCAAGTATAACCATTTGGCTTGCCCAGTTTATTCTGGCGACAGGGGAGTTCAAGAAAATTTTTTCTATCTCCCTAATTCCCATTCTGTAAATGGCAGAAACGGTTTTCTCTACGTCCTGAATTTGCGCAGGAGTTTCCTGCGTAAATTCTAAAGACTGACAATCAACGGATTGTATTTGCGCAGTAAGTTCCTGCGCAAATTGCTTGTCGTTCAGTTTTAATACTTCATTTGTTACATTCTGTATGTTTGGAACAGACAGTCTTGCATCCGTATCAATGAAATTCTGCAATGCTCTCAATGGATATGTTCTTGCAAACTGACACATATAGGTAAGGTTGCGTTCTGAATAGCCTTTCTTTTCAGGGAAATTCAGCCGGATAGCCTTTGCCAACTGTTTGATGGTTTTGCTTCCCCATCCGTGCAGTTGCTGATGATAGAGAATATAGTTGCCCATTTTCCAGTAATGGAACAACATTTGCGCATTGGCAGCGGTAATCAGCCGTACTTGCGCCTGTTGTATTTCCGAACCGACAGCATTTATAAATGCATCAAAATTCGTCTTTTCTATGTTATGTCCGTTGTTGCTCATCTTATGATATTTTCAGAATACAAATATACTTCAATGGTGGTAATCTATGAAACTAATTGATACTTTTATAGTTGATTAAACTTGTTCATGGCGTTTGCTCTGATGTCATCCGCTATATCAATGTAGGGCTTCATGGCTTTGTAATCACTGTGTCCAGTCCATTTCATAACCACCGGCGCCGGAATTCCGAGTGCCAACGCATTACAGATGAAAGTCTTTCTTCCGGCATGGGTACTTAACAATGCGTATTTGGGTGTGACTTCATCTATGCGCTCATTTCCCTTGTAGTAGGTTTCCCGTACAGGCTCGTTGATTTCCGCCAGTTCACCCAGTTCTTTCAGATAATCGTTCATCTTCTGATTACTGATGACGGGCAATGCCATGTGGTTCTCGAAATGAACATCCTTGTATTTTTCAAGAATGGCTTTGCTGTGGTCGTTCAGTTCGATTATCAGGCTGTCCGCAGTCTTGACTGTGGTGACTTCAATGTGGTCGGGCTTAATATCACTTCTTTTCAAGTTACGGACATCCGAATATCGTAAGCTCGTGAAGCAACAGAACAGAAAGACATCCCTGACACGTTCCAAATACTGCTTGTCATGCGGTATTTGATAATCTTTCAGCTTGTTCAGTTCATCCCATGTCAGGAATATTACCTTTTTAGGGATTGTTTTCAATTTGGGCTTGAATGCGTCGTATGCAATGTTCTGATGATGCCCTTTTTTGAAGCTCCAACGCAGGAACCATTTGAGAAACCCCATCTGTTTGCCAATAGTGCTGTTTCTCATGTCCTTTTTATCACGCAAGAAATTAACATACTCGTTCAGCCCGAACTCGTTGAAGTATTCAAAGGTTACATCTTCCTTGAATTCTTTGAGGTGATTTCTTACCGCTGCAAATTTCTCATAGGTGGATGTCGTCCAATTATTCTGGTTGCCACACTCTTTTACAAACTCATCAAACACTTCCCAAAAACTAATCTGTACTTCTTCCTGTTGTTCTTCACTGCTGTCTTTCATCCGCAGATTGAATGCATCCTTTAGCTGCTGGGTGGTAGGTATGGTTTCCTGCACCTCAAACTCCTTGAATACGTTTTGCATTTCGGCATAGTATTTCAGCAAGTCTGCATTGATTTCGGATGCGCTTTGTTTCAGCTTGTTGGTGCATCCGTTCTTTACCCGTTGTTTGTCGGCATCCCATTTGGCTACGTCAATCCGGTAGCCTGTTGTAAACTCGATGCGTTGGCTTGCGTATATGACACGCATACGGATAGGCACGTTCTCTACGATTGGCACACCGTTCTTCTTCCGGCTCTCCAATGCAAAAATGATGTTACGTTTGATATTCATAATTGGGTGCGTTTGAAATTCTACACCCAAATATACACCCAAAAATTGAAATAGCAAAAGGCATTTAGAAAGATTTAGATTTACTCTTCATTGTAGATAATATATGATTATCAGTGATTTGCAATTTTATGATATTTTCTGAAAGCGTAGGTTCTGGAGCCTCTCTCTCCGCTAACAACAACCCCAAGTCCTTGCAAGCGACCCTTGCAAGGACTTCTTTTTTGCGGGTCGCCGCCCCACCCGGTAGGGACGCGATAGTCGTGTAATGAGAGAATGAATCGGCGGAATACCTATCGACGGCGGGCAGCAGCGCAGTCAGGGTTGCATATTTGGCTGAAAAATTGTAACTTTGCAGTGCCGATTCAAGACTGCGTTTTGTAATCCTCATCGGAGGGCATGACATGATGCCGGATAAGATGACCGGGTAAAACCACGATTCTTATGCGGCGATTTTTATGTAAAACCCTTAACGAAGATTCATAATGCAACGTGATTCAATTGATTTGGGGACTGTAAAAATTCCCCGACTTTTCAGGCTCTATCTAATTCCGACTCTTTTGGGAATGTTGTCGCTTTGCGCGGTAACGGCTACCGACGGCATATTTGTAGGCCGCGGTGTAGGTAGCGATGCGCTTGCGGCAGTCAACATCTGCATAGCCCCGACCATGGTAATGATGGGAATCAGCCTTATGCTGGGCGTGGGTTCATCAGTAGTTTCCTCAATCCATCTCGCTTCCGGAAATGTCAAGGCTGCACGACTCAATGTGACGCAGGCATTGGCTACAGCAACTCTCATTGTCATCATTTTCCTTGGGTTGACACTCATTTCAATCGACACCACCGGCCGTGCGCTCGGCAGTTCCAACACCCTCATGCCTTTAGTCAGGGATTATATGCCCTGGATATTTGTTTGCTGTCTGTTTCAGTCATGGTGTGGCATTGGCCTGTTTGTGGTCAGGCTTGACGGCTCACCGAAATATGCCATGTGGTGCAATGTGCTTCCCGGACTACTCAATGTAGTGCTTGACTACATTTTCATATTTCCCCTTCAAATGGGGATCAAAGGTGCTGCAATCGCTACATGCATCAGTTGTGCGGTAGGAGGCGTCATGGTGATGTGTTATCTCCTCTTTTTTGCCCGCACATTACGCCTCATAAAGATAAAGATGAGCCGCAAAAGCCTTAGGCTTACCTTGCGCAACATCGGCTATCAATGTAAGATAGGAATATCCGCCCTGCTTGGCGAGGCCACGATGGGTGTATTAATGTTGATGGGAAACCTAATGTTCATGAAGTACATCGGCAACGACGGTGTGGGTGCATTCAGCATTGCCTGCTACTACTGTCCGTTTGTCTTTATGATAGGCAATGCAATTGCCCAGTCAGCCCAGCCAATAATCAGCTACAATTACGGAAAAGGAAGCAAATCAAGAGTTATTGCGACTGAAAAGCTCGCCATCCTTGCCGCTTTGGGCTGCGGACTTGCAATAACAGCCGCCTTCATATTCACCCCCTCGGCTATGGTTCATCTGTTTCTTGACCCGGATCTGGCTGCTGCCAAAATCGCAGTCAAAGGATTCCCCGTTTTTTCCGTCGCCTTCATAGCTTTCATTTTTAATCTTACAGCAATAGGCTATTTTCAGAGCGTTGAAAAGGTCACGCCGTCCATTGTATTTGCATTGCTGAGAGGCTTGATATTTCTCGTCCCGGCATTCATATTACTTCCAACAATACTGAACGCAACAGGGATATGGCTCGCATTAGGCATATCCGAAATCCTTACCGCCCTATCAATAGTCGGTTTTTACATATACAACAAAAGCCGGTAGGGACGCGATACATCGCGTCCGCATCGAAAATGGGCAATTTTTGCAGAGGCAAATTATTTGCGGATATGTCGATAATGGTAATTTATTATTTGCGGACGCGATGTATCGCGTCCCTACGTTTGCGGTGTCGGAGCAGCTTGTCGAGGGGGCTTCGGCCGGGTTTTGACTGGGGATTGGGTGCCGGAGTCGGGAGTTGGGTGCATGCGGAATGAACCGGTTGTGATGCTGATTGCGCGGCTGCAGGGGCGACAGATGCCGACTTTGCGGATTTCGGGCGAGGCAATGGAGCAGCCTTTGCTGCGGCTTTGCGGGCGCGGGCGAGGCGGCGCAATTCACGTGCGCGGTAGCGACGGCGAATCGTTGGCATAATTAGCATGAATATGGCGCGTGGCACGCCGGGCGTCACCTCAACTACCGTCAAGTCGCGCTGATAGGCTTCGATTGCGGCGCATATTTCGTCACGATAGTGTTTCGGCAGGCGGTCGACGGCATCTTTCCACTCCTGATCAAATTTTAATCCCTTACCTTTTCGGCACTGTGCATTCATTGTTGTATTTTCCATAATTTTGTTTTTTCTGCAAATATAGTGCGCCGAAATCCCGAATTTCACCCCATAATGTCGCGAAGCGCATTTTAAATCGGTAAATTTTACTTTTGCTCTCGACTTATTCGATTGTTGGCTGTGCCCAAATAGGACATTTATCACAATTGTGCTGCTTATTTTCCATATTACTTCTTACGAAAAAATGTTTTCAATTTTGCTATGCCTTCAACTCCGAGTATTGTAAGTCCACCGTACTGAAATGTTTTTGCCAGACCGAAAAACACTACCCATAGTATGCCTTTTATTCCAGCACTGATAGGAAGAGCCATCTGGGCAAACGATATTATATAACACGGTATACACAATGAGAGGATGATGACACCTGTACGGAAAGACATCCTTGCAAGTAACTTTCTGATATTCAT